GGGGGGGGGGGGGGGGGGGGGGGGGGGGGGGGGTGTGGTGATGGCGCTGGCGGCTGGAGTGCATGATAAGTTGCATCGTGGCAGGCCAGCGTTACACCAGGGCGGAGTTGCGCCGGATGATCGACGAGCGGCGCAGAGAACTGACCAGGCGCGATGTGGAGCTGGCCCGCCAGCAGCGCGAGATCGAGCGTCAACGTGGGGCCATCGCAGCGGAGCTGCAGGAGCTCGACAAGGCCGACCTGCTGCTCGAATAGCAGAGGGCGGCCCCCGGTCGGGGACCGCCCCTGGATCGGCGCCGATCAGTAGCCCGGCGTGAAGCCCAGCAGGAAGTCGGTGAACGGGATGTTCAGCTCGACCTTGCGGATGGGGAACCGGCGGGTGCGGCCGGAGTCGGTCCGCACGGTGACCCGCTTGGTGCCGATCGAGGTGACGGTGCCGAAGCGGTCGCCCTGCATCCAGGCGTCGGTGTGGGGAGCGAGCTGCACCCGGTCGCCGACGGTGATGATGTAGTCGTTGGGGGTGGTCACGACGGCCATGTCGTTCTCCTTCCTGGCTGGTCTGGTCGTGCTGCTGACTCGGTGAGTCATTGCAAGACACCGGGCCTGCCCGGTGCCCTGCCATCACCCACCGGTCCCGGGGGGAGGCCCCCCGGCCGGTCAGAACTCCTTGGCGGGCAGGATGTTGGGGAACCGCTCGGCCAGCTTCTGCAGCTCGTAGGCCGGGTCGATCCCGTAGTGGGCGCAATCCCGGGCCCGCCCGCCGCAGCACTCGGCGACCTCCTGCAGGGCCTCGAGCTCGTACTCGGCCTCGGCGTCGAGCCAGTTCAGGAACTCCCGCAGTTCGGCCGCCTCGTCGATGTCGGCCTCGAAGACCACCTGCGGGTCGTCGGCCACCACCAGGGCCTCGTCGATCAGGGCCGGGAACTCGATCACCGCGTTCATCTCTTGCTCTCTCCTTCCTCTCTCCCTCTCTGCACCTATACTATAACATACTTGGAGATAGATTTGCAAGCGATTTGAGGAACCCGGCAGGCATTCATTAAATTGGTGTCGACGAGGAGGAGGAGAACTGTGTATTCGCTGACTGATCGCTCCTGGGAGATCAACGGGGAGTCGCTGACGGCGTGGATCGACGCCGACCGGCTGTTCGAGATCCGCCCCGGCCACCTGTTCCGGGGCTGCGACGTGCCGCTCGACTCGGTCGTGCTGACCATCGACGACCTGCGCGACGCCAGCTCCCAGCTCATCGGCTGGTACGAGTGGATCACCGAGGCCCAGGCCGCTGCTGAGGAGTACCTGGAGGAGATCTGCAGCGATTGATGATGGTGTCCCGACATGGCAACCAGGAGGCTGGAGTGGCGGCGGGTCGGCCCGGCGTTGATCCGGTTCCGCGCGCACGTCAGTGACGCCGAGTCCTACGAGGTCGTCCACAGCACCGCGCCCGGACACCCCCGGGGCAGCTGGCAGGCCCACCGATTCGTCGCCGGGCGCGGCCGCTTCTACCTGGGTCTGTACCGCAGCCGCGTAGAGGCTCAGGCCGCTGCCGAGAGGGTCGCCGCACGCTCCACCGCGACGGACTTGCTATAGAGGATTGACAGATCGAGAGAACCATATAGACTGTATGTAGTTCTGATACGGAACGGAGAGGGGAAGTCAGCGATGGGACACCAGATCAGTCAGACCAACGGCATCTACAGCTACGCCGACTCGCGGACCCGCAACGGCAAGACCGACGCCTGGCACCAGCTCGGCCAGCCGGTCGGCCACGCCATGACCGCCAAGGAAGCCCTGGAGGCGGCCCTGCTGGCGAACTGGAACGTCCGCAAGCGCCCGGTCTACGCCAACCTCGGCGTCGACGACCAGGGTGAGGGCGTCGACAAGTACGTCGAGGTGCCCGACCAGTACGTGACCGTCTTCAACAACCCGGTCACCGGCAGGCTCACCCCGATCGGCGTGGTCGGCAAGCGCTACACCCCGATTCAGAACGAGGCCCTGGTCGAGTTCGCCGACGCCCTGGTCGACGAGTCCGGTGCCCACTACGAGACCGCTGGGAGCCTCTACGGCTACCGCAAGGTCTTTCTGACGATGAAGCTCCCGCGCGAGCTGAAGTTCGTCGGCCTCGACGGCACCGAGGACATCAGCGAGTGGTACCTGGCCCTGTTCAACAGCCATGACGGCAGCTCGGCGCTGTTCGGGGTGATCACCTCGGTGCGGGTGGTCTGCGCCAACACCGCCGCCGCCGCGATCCAGGGCGCCAAGAGCCGGTTTGCCATCCCGCACACCAGCGGCTGGCGCAGCTCGGTGCAGGTCGCCCGCGAGCAGCTCAGGATCGCCTGGGACTACGAGCAGGCCTTCGAGGAGCAGGCCCGGGCGCTCTACGAGCAGCCGTTCGGCACCGCCGACCTCGACGAGTTCCTCGAGGAGCTGCTGGCCACCGAGGAGGTCGGCGCCTCCAGCACGGCGCTGGCGCGGCGCCGCAACGAGGCCGCCGCCATCCGCGACCTGTTCGTCTCCAGCCCGACCATCTCCGGCACCCCGATCGCCGGGACCCGGTTCGGCGCCTACAGCGCGGTCACCGAGTACGTCGATCACTACGCCCCCGTCCGTGGCGGCGGCGGCATGGCCGACATCGCCCGGGCGACCCGGACCCTGCTGCACGCCACCACCGAGACGGGACTCAAGCACCGGGCCTGGAAGCTGTTGACTGCCAACTGAATTCGCAAGCCAGGGGAGGGGTGGAGTCGTCGGGGGGCGGCTTCGCCCCTCCCCTCCGACCACAAAGGCATGACGATGAGGACACTGCACAAGAGGACCGCACGAAAGATCGTCGCCGCAGCGGCGGCGCTGACCCTGGCCGGAGTCGGGCTGATCGCCGCCCCGCCGCCGCAGGCCAAGGCCTACATGCCCGGCTGCGAGACCGCGCCGTGGCCGGACCTGTTCAACTGGGCCCGCAAGCGCACCATCTGCGACGGCCCCCGCGACTCCGACGGCTCCTGGCTGCGGGTCCGCGAGATCTGGACCCCGGGCGGGTACGTGCCGATCATCACCACCTGCGGCTCCTACAGCTGCACCACGACCGGCGGCTACTGGCGGCCCACCGTCACCCACTCCATCGTGGAATACCGGCTGACCGATGACACCGTCCCGCCGCAGGAACCGGGCTGGCTGCCCGAGGGGACGGCGAGAGTCCTTTGACGGCCTAAACCGACCACCTGCCCGCCCCACCACCCGGAGGAGCTGTGCACGACTGCCCCTTCTGCCGCGACAACTGGTCCGGCCTCGACATCGTCCTGCAGACCGCCGTCGACGGCCGCGACATCGCCATCATCAACCCGCTCGACCCCGTCACCGAGGGGCACGTGCTCGTCATCGGCGCCACCCACACCGAAAGCGCCGCCGACGACCCGGTGCAGGCCGCAGCCCTGGTGCAGGTGGCCGCCTCCTACGTGCGCCACCGGGGCATCGAGGCCAACATCATCACCTCGGTCGGCCCGGCCGCCACCCAGACCGTGCGGCACACCCACCTGCATATCGTGCCCCGACGCGAGAGCGACGGCCTGGCGCTGCCCTGGAGCGCCCCGAAGAGGCGGGGGCGCAGGAAAGCCCAATGACCCTGCCCGACTACGCCGCGCTGTCGACTATCGAGCTCTACAGCGACACCGTGCTCGAGATCGGCTTCGACGCCGACACCCACTCCCTGCGGCTCGACTACCACCCCCAGCGGTCCAAGGGCAGAGCTGCCCAGCGCGTGTACATCCCGCTGTGGGCGGTCGAGGAGGTCGCCGAGGCGCTGAAGAGCGCCAAGGATCGCAGCCAGGCGATCGCCCAGAAGATCAAGGCCGCCCGGCGGTGCATCGACAGTCTCGCCGAGTCCATCAGGCGAATCGAGGAGGGGCTGCGCGCCGAGATCGAGCGCGAGGCCCCCTGATCCGGCCGCACTGTCTGCCGGGGGCATCGGCGACCCCTAAAGAGTAGGAGGTCGCCGATGTTTCATTTTGCAGCCAAGGGGCCGCAGCGTACGGCCGATCGCATCGCAACCGCGCTCAGGCAGTGGCACGACAGCGCAGACAACTGGTTCGACGGCAGCATCCACTCCGCCGACCAGCGCTTGCGACGCTGCGCCAACCTGCTCGCCACGGTGCGGGGCCAGCTTGCGCGCGATCCCGGCAATGCGCGGTATCTGGCGGCCTACCGCGAGCTGACAGCGGACATGCAGGCGGTGCGGGAACTGCGGCAGGACCTGCTGTCAGGCGGTCTCGGCCGGGAGGCCGGTGTCTCCCGCTCTGCTCCCGGCCGGACCGCTTCCAAACGTCTGCCGCTCACCGACGGTGAGCGGCGCTGGGTCGAGCTCGAGGCCGCCCGGTTCGCCCGCGACAACGCCGACGTCGCACACGACCATGAGGAGCTCGGCGAGCGGGCCCGCCGCCACGCCGACGCCCACCTGGGCAAGCTCGCCCCCGAGCGTGCCCGGGTCGTCACGGCAGCCTTCGTCGACCGGGTCATCGAGCGCGGCCGGGCCACCGCCCGGCCACGGGTGGCCGCTGTCGCCGCGCCCCGGACCGACTTCTCGGCCGAGCTGCTGTTCTTGCCATGAGGTAGGAGAGGAGGTGCCCCGTGGCGGGCCTGATCAACCGGGACTGGATGGGCGGCCTCGACGACGAGGACCTGGTCGAGGGACTGGAGACCTTCCGACGTGAGATCGCCCGCCGGGCAGGCACCTACCGCTACCTCTGCCGCATCGGCACGATCCTGGCCTACGCCCACCAGGCCGTGGGCGAGGTCGTCGCCGACCTCGACCAGAAAGGACACTAGATGGCCACCCCGGAGCAGTGGGCGCTGGGTAAGCTCGACGGCCGCAACGCCGACACCGGCCAGCCCGAGCCGCACCGGCCAGTCGAGCTCTACCGTCGCGTCACCGACAGCCGCCAGCGGCCGGTGGCCCGCACCGGCGGGCCGCGACCCGGCAAGCCCTGGCTGACCCCCTCGACCCTCGACCAGGTCACCTGCCTGGCCGAGGACCAGTCGATTGTCTACGTCGACCCCGACGGCGTCGAGTGGAGCCTGGCCGACATGATCATCGAGATCTTCAAGGCGGTGCGCGGGCCGAGATGATCGCCGGGGTTGCGACCGGGCCGCTGACCCGGACGGGTGGACTGCGCCGCAACGGTGTGCGCTGGCCGATGTACTGGGCGGGCACCAGACACATCGCCCAGCCCATCGACGACCTGTACGTCGGTGACGTCCTGCAGCTGCCGGAGCGGGTCGAGAACGTCCTGCTGCGCGTCGTCGGCAGCCACCGGCGCATGTTCGCCCCCGACTCCCACCGGCACTGGCGCCGCTTCGTCGTCGCCGCCCAGGCCGATTGCCCGGCCTGCGGCCGCCACGGCGCCCACGACGTGCGCATCACCGCCCTGGACAACCCCTGGCCGTTCGAGCGGCTCTGCGCCTGCGGCCACGCCTGGCTCCACCCGGCCCGGCACAGCACACTGCCCGAGGAGCAGGAGGTGCTGCTGCCATGAGGCCACTGCACTGGGCGCCGACGATGCAGGACTTCTGTCGCAAGCTCGACGGCCTGCCGCTGTTTCGCATCGCCGTCCTCAAGTGCCCGGGCACCTGGGCCGACCCCGACACCGGTTTTCAGGCAGACCTGGTGCGCGGCCTCAACCCCCACGCCTTCTCCGGCATCGACAACCACTACGGCCAGTGGTTCGGCCCGGTCAAGGGCCCCCTGGGTGCCCCCAGCTATATCGAGACCGTCCACGAGGGCGTCGCATCCGGCGTGCAGGCCCTGTCCGATCTCGACGCCCAGTTCGTCATCGCCGGGTTCTCCAAGGGCGCCCAGGTCGCCTACGAGCTGACCCGGGAGTTCCTGCCCGGCGGGCGGCTGGCCCACCGGGAGCGCGACCTGCTGGCCGTCATCACCTTCGGTGACCCCTGTCGATTCTCCGGCACCGTCGACGTCGGCCACCACCCGCCCGGCGGCGGCATCGCCCGCAGGCCACCTTTGCCAGCGCACCTTGCCAGCCGCTACATCACGTTTGCTCTCGACGACGACATGTACTGCACGGCCGACCCCGAGCAGGACTACCTGTGGATCGGCTACGCCGCCCTGGCCGGGGACTACGACCGCCCCGGCTCGGGCCTGCAGCTACATGACCCGATGGCGCTGGCGACCGCCATGCTCGAGCTCATCCGGCGCGACGAGTTCGTCGACGCACTCGTCGAGCTGCTGCCGCCGGACTTCACCGGCCTGCGCACCGTCGTCCACGAGCTGACCGGCCTGAGCTCGGACCGCCTGCTGGCAAACCGATCGCCGGTGCGCGGCGGGCTGCTCGGGGCGTTGCTGAGCGACCCCTCGGCGACCCTGGCGAGCCTGGTGCCGCTGGCCCGGTCACTGGCGCCGCTGGCCGGTGGTCTGCTGCCCGACCGGCCCGGCTCGGGCACCGGCGGCACCCCGCAGGGCTGGGCCAAGATGATCCGCACCGTCGCAAAGCTGATCGCCTTCGCCCGCTCCAACGACCACATGAACTACGCCGCGCCCCACCGCGCGGTGTACGGCGGCAAGACCGCTGTGCAGTGGGCCGTCGACTGGCTCAACCACCGAGGAGGGCAGTTGCTGTGACGACCCTGGCCGAGCCGCCGCTGAACGCCAACGGCATCGACACCGGCTACGAGTTGCTGGCGCTGATCATCGTCATCGTCGGCTGGATCGCCGCCGACCAGATCCGCACCAAGCGCGAGGACCGCAAGCGGGCCGAGCAGGAGCGCCGAATGCGCGACCAGCACCAGGCGATGCGGCGCGAGATCGGCACCGTGCGTGAAGCCGTCGAGCTCGTCTCCGGCCAGGTGATCAACGGCCACGGCAACGCCCCCACCTCACTGCGCGAGGACCTCGACCGCGTCATCAGCAGCCTGAGCAACATCGGCACCAAAGTCGACGGCCTGACCAACCTGGTGCGCTCCCACGGCACCGCCATCGAGTCCCTGCACGAGTCGGTGTCGATCATTCAGCGGGGCCTGCTGACCGCCCAGGAGCGCCACAACGCCCTGGCCGACCAGTTCGCCGATCTGGTCAAGAAGCCGAGGCATTAGCCCCACCCCTCCAGCAAACATCTGTTTTTTAGGCCAATTCCGCTGATTCCTGACTGACGCCGTCAGTGAGCCGTCTGGTTTTCCCAGGTCGCGTCCGTCGCCGTCAGTCACGGTCAGGATCATAGGAAACCTATATTCGCAGGTCAGAGGCGGTTTCGAGACTGAAAATCAGGGGTTCGATTCCCCTTAGCTCCACGACAAAAGCCCAGGTCAGAGGGCATAAGGACCGGCCCGGACCGCAGCGGTCAGTCTCCCGTCAGTGAGATCCGCTGCTAGGCTCCGGGCATGGCCTTCATCCGACAGCGCTCCCGCAAAGACGGATCGGTGTATTTCTCGACCGTCTTCTCTCTCGCCGACGGCACCCAGACCTCGTATTCGACCGAGGACCGCAAGTCGGCCGAGGACGTCCGGAAGCTCGTCGAGGCCGTCGGCGGCGACAAGGCCCTGGAGATGCTCGGTGTGCACCGGGGCCGCTCGTCGTCGGCCGCCAGCGACTGGACGCTGACCGAGTATCTGACCCACTACATCGACCACCTGGTCGCCGACCCCGGAACGGCCGAGAAGTACATGGGGTACGTGCGCAACGACATCGACCCGGTCATCGGCTCCATCCCGCTGCGGCAGCTGCGGCCGGAGGACATCGCCAACTGGGTGCTGTGGCTGCGCAAGCACGGAGCCCTCGACCGGCACACCGGCAAGCGCCGACCGGCCAGCGCCAAGACAATCCGCAACAAGCACGGCTTTCTCAGCGGGGCACTGAACCAGGCCGTGCCGCGCTACATCGATGCCAACCCGGCGGCCGTCTCCAAGCTCCCCCAGGGCGACCCCCTGGAGGCTGGCGACGAGATGATCTTCCTGACCCCACAGGACGTCGAGATTTTGCTGAAGGCCGTCCCTGAGTACTGGCGGCCGCTGGTGGAGTTCCTGGTCCTCTCCGGCTGCCGGTGGGGCGAGGCCGCCGCGCTGCGGCCCGGCGACATCGACCGCGCGACCGGCCAGGTGCGCATCCGCCGGGCCTGGACCTACAACCCGGCCGACGGCTACCGGCTGGTCAAGCCCAAGGGCAGGAGTTTGCGGACGATCAACGTCGCGAAGTCGCTTCTCGACCGGCTCGACTACAGCCACGAGTGGCTGTTCGTCAATCAGGCCGGGGGGCCGGTGCGCATCCACGGCTTCCACTCCCGGGTGTGGCGCCCGGCGGTGGTCCGCTCCGGGCTGCAGCCCCCGCCGCGCATTCACGATCTTCGCCACACGTGCGCCTCATGGCTGATTGCAGCAAATAAGCCGCTGAAGGTGGTCCAGGAGCACCTCGGGCATCAGAGCATCAAGACGACGATGGATGTCTACGGCCATCTTGACCGCTCGTCGTTCGAAGACGCCGCTGATGCCCTGGGCAAGATGCTGCCCACGCTCTGATGATGCAATTCTGGCAAGTATGAAAGGGGTGTTGTAGGGTAATCGCACTTACATCCGGGGGAGAAGGTTTGCCCCCGGAAAACGGGGATGTATGAGGGGTGATGGGGACGGGGATGGGGTTAGCCATTGCCTGCCAACTTGCTCTGGCGAGCATGTCGCTGCGTGCCCTGTGGCGAGCCATGCGGCTGTCACGCTGGTATGGCGTGACAGCGTTCGCCATCATCATGCAGTCGATGGCGCTGCTGCTCGGAGCGCCGGTGGCCTCGACAGTGATCGGTGAGCCCGTGGCGGCCCTGTTCGGGCGGGGCAACCTCGAGGATCTGCTCGCTCACCTGTGCTGTCTGGCGGGCGAGTCCGGGATCATGTACGCGGTCCTGGGCCGCCTCGGTAACAACGAGGCCTTCCGGCGCAACATGCACCGCTACTGCGTGGTGCCGATGACCCTGGTGGTCCCCACGATGGTGGGGGTCTTCCTGATCAGTGAGGCCGCCCGGCCCCAGGCCCCAAACCTCGTCGGTGTCGATCCGGACAGGTGGCTGCAGACCTACTGGCTGCTGTTCGCGCTGCTGCTCATTCACCTATCGACGATCACGATGCAGGGACTGCGGGTTCTGATTCGGGACGGGCGGAACCGGGTGAGCGCGGCCGCCTACCTCATCTGCAGCGTCGTATGTGTGGTGGCCTCGGCCCTGCAGTGCGTGACAGTGCTGGTGCCGGGGCTGGTGCCGGTGTCGGTGCACCAGAGCGTGATTTTTGGTATGAAACTGGCCACGACATCACTGCTATGCCTGGTGCACCTGCCGGGATTCATGTCGCTGCTTAGCAGGGCGGTGCAGCCAATGGCGGGCGATCATCGCGAACAGGGAGGCCCGCGATCCCTGCCTGACCAATCTCTTTCTTGACGGGGGTGATGGGGGGCTGCATGCGCAGACGCCCATGCTCGTCCACCTCGGCGACCTCCAGGAAGCCGAATTCGACCTGCAACCAGCGCGGATTGATGGCGAAGTGCTCGCCGATCTGCTCGAGCTCCTCCCAGGTCGGGAAGTCCGGGGCCCGGTGCCGTCTTGAGAAGGTGGCCGCAGGCTTGCCGAGTGCAGCGGCGATCTCGATGTCGAGCACGTCTCGGTTGAGGACCCACTCCAACACTCGCTTGAGGCTTCGCCCCTGTCTGGTCTGTCTGGGCATGGCACCAATGTACTGCCAGTTTTGAAAATGATGCAACCAATGAGATGCAACCGATGACCTGCATAAATGTCAATATTGAAAACGCAAAAGACTTCCAGGGGCGGGTGCCATAACTGAAACCGGCGTTCCGATTCGGGTGTCTGAGTGCCAAAAATGGAAGCCAGCCGCTATCCTCTGATGATGTGAGTGATCTTGTTCAGGTGCTTCGGTGGAAGCAGGAGGCGACGGCCAAGTTCATGTCCGCCCACGGCATCCGCGACCGGGCCTCGCTTGCCAGGCGCCTCCCGGGCATTGGAGAGACCACCGTCTACCGCGCCTTCGACGGCGACTGGGGCGGCCTCGTCTCCATCCGCATGCTGGCCGCCCTGTCGCGCGTTTTCGACGTCCCCGTCTCCCAGCTGGTGGCGCAGCTCGTCGCCGATCCGCGCGACGACCTGAAGAACGATCCGGCGGCCGTGTCGTGACCGGCCGTCGGACCTACAGCATCTCCGAGGTCGCGGCCATTCTCTGCGGCGACAGCCTTCGGGCGCCCGAGCGCTGGGTTCTGCGCCGCATTCAGGACGGCACCATTCCGGCCATCAAGGTCGGGCGGACCTTCCGGGTCACGGCCGAACAGCTCGACGAGGCCATCCGGGCACTGCAGGTGCAGGCCCGCCCGGAACGTCCGGCGACTCCCGCCCCTGATCCCGAAGAACTGGTGAGGTCCCTGTGTACCGGAGCAACCCCGACGACCCGGCGCCGAATGCGCCGGGCAGCATCCTGAGTCTGTTTTGCGACCGTTGCGGCGCCTACTACCGCTGCCCGACTCTGGCGATCCGCGAGTGTCCCTGCTGCCAGATGGGGACTCCCCGGCCCAGGCCGGGTCTGTCATCCCGCCGCTTTGGGCCGAGAAATCGTAGAGGAACGACCTACACGAGGAGCGCCTGGTGAGCGACATCGGCATTTTCGAGGTGGCGGCGGCGGGTGAGACCGAACGGCAGCGCCAGCAGCGGATCGCCGCCGATAAACTGGCCGCAGCGATCTACGACGTCGACCAGCAGGTCGGCCCCTTCCTGCGGGGGGCCAAGTCGGTCTCCGAGTTTCGCAACCGTGTGGCACTGGCCAAGCGGGACATCCGCGACATCGTCGTCCGCAACGGCGTCCCGCCGCGCAAGGGCATCATGCGGCGCATCTGCGCCCAACTCGAGCGTGACTGGCGGGCTACCACCAAGATCGCCGAGAACGGCGACAAGAAGGTCGAGATCGTCGAGGTCGAGTCGACCTTCGTCTCGAGTGACGGGCCGCTGAAGCCAGAGGGCGACTTCAAGGGCTACCTCGACCGCGTCGACCAGGACGCCGAGAGTAAGGTCGACCACCTGTTCACCGGCGAGGGCACCGAGCACACCAAGGACCCGGACGACACCGACTTCGCCAAGAAGGGTGGTCGGACCAAGCGAGCCAACGGCATCATCACCGACCGTGACCTGCAGCGCTATGTCCTTGAGGCACTTGGGGATCAGGCCTCCGATTTCGATATCGACGGCATCGTCAAGGCGCTCGGTGAGCACGTCGGACCCTACCCCCTCGGTGACTACCCCGGTCCCGACCGTGCTGCCCAGTACCTCGATCAAGCGGTTTCGCCGGAAGCCTTCTGGGGGCTTGTGCAGCGAAACCTCAAGGCCTCGGCGGTGACCCGCCAGTTCTTGGCCTGGTGCCGCAAGGCCCGGGTCGCGCCGACCCTCGACGCCCTCGACCGCTTCGCGGCCAAGTTGCCGACCGACACCTACTTCAAGGTCGCCGGGACCATGCAGCGCCTGGCCAAGGCCGGTGCGTTCGACCGGCGGCTGATCACCGCCGCGCCGGACTACCTGCAGAAGGCCAACGACGCCCTGACTGGTCTGCTCAATCAGAAGGCCGAGGAGTTTCAGGAAAGCATCGCGCCGCTGCAGCAGGCCCTGGTGATCGTTCAGCAGGCCCTCGCCGAGCAGCAGGCCAACGCCCCCTTCAGTGTCATGCCGGGCGGCCAGATCAACGTCATGCCGGAGGGCACCGGCGCCCAGGGCGGCGCCCCGGCCGGTGGGCTGCCGATGGATCCGGCCGCGATGGGTGGCGGGATGCCGCCGATGGATCCGGCCGCGATGGGTGGGGTGCCGCCGCAGATGATGATGGCCAGCCGCCACAAGACCGCTGACGGCATGCGGTTCATGACTCCCCACGAAGACCCCTACGGGTACGACGACATCTGGGAGTACGGTCCTGGTCGGCGCCGCCACGACCCCTGGGATGAGGTTGCCCCGGGCTGGCGGCAGAACCTGGATCTCGACTACCACCTCATCACCAACGGCACCTGGGACGTCACCAGCGCCGTAAATGGGGGCTACATTCTTCGGCCCGGCAAGTTCCCCAGCGATATTCGTTACGGCCCGTTCGAGAACTACACCGACGCGATCGCCTACGCCGAGACCCTGCCGGATCCCGTCCCCCCGACCCGCACGGCCGCCGGTAAGGGCAAGAAACAACGCAAGGGCGATGTGTTGACCAAGTTCGACCAGTGGCAGCGCAAGCAGCCGCAGCGCGGCAGCCTGCCCACCGGCACCGAGGCCGACATCGACCAGTTCGTCGAGGAGGTCAAGGTCGGCCCCCGGGCCCTGCAGAAGCTCAAGAAGCACCTCAACCCGACCACCACCCAGGAGCACGAGGCGGCCATCAGGACCGCCGCTGTCGACAACTCCGGCCACACCGTCGACGGCTGGGAGTGGGACGACTACCTGATGGCGCATGTCGCTAGTGCCCCAAAGAAATTCGCCTGCTCCTGCGGTCATGAATTCAGTGCCCCGAGCGGCTTCCACCGCTGCGCCTGCGGCAAGCAGTGGAACAGCTACGTCATCGGTACCGGCGGCGACCGTCACGAGGCAAGCGCATCGCGCTACCTGGTGCGGGAGATCCCGGTGCGCGAGAACGTGATCGTCGCGTCCAAGGCAGCCCCCGGTTCCGGCAGGACCGGTACTGGCGATGACTTCGCCAGATTCGTCGCCGAGGCCTACACCGCCCGCGAGGCCGCCCTGCACGACATCACCCAGCCGGGCGGCACCGAACCCGAGGACGGCCAGGATCCCGGCACCCCCACGATGAAGAAGGCCCCCAAGGACTGGGCCAAGCGCGATCCGGCCGGGCGCTGGACCGCCAATCGCAAAGTCGCCGAAGACAACTCGGACGACGACGAGGATGATCGCGAGGACTCCGGCGAGGAGGATGAGTGACCAAGCGCCTGTGCTTCGGGTGCAAGGATCTGAGGGACATCATCTACGTCGACTCGGTTGAGCGGGGCTACTGCGCGACGTGCGTGCAGTCCCTGCCGATCGCAACGGCGGTGTGGGCCATGCAATTCCTGTCCGCCACCATCCCGTTCAAGGCGGGGGACCGGGTGCAGGCCTACACCGCCGGTGAGATCTACGATGGGGTCGGCACTGTCCAGGATGTCTCCTTCGACCTCAAACACGGTGGCACGCCGGTGATCCCGATGTTCCGGGTGGTGATCGACGAGCCAGCCGACGAGAACGCACCCGAGCAGGGCTGGTATCCCGAGCGATGCCTGCGCCGCGTCCCGGCCGATCTGGAGGTCGATAGCCGATGAGCTCCGAGGAATCCACCCCAAGCTTCCCGGTCATCGACCGGCGGGGCCGCACCCGATCGGGCCTGCAGGTGTCCAACCTGACCGCCGAGATGAACCGGCTGCGCCAGGCTGGCTATGCGTTGCCGAATTCGCCTGTGCAGGCCCGGGTTGAGGCCAAGAAGGTCGCCGAGACCGTCAGGACCGGGTCGCTGGAGGACACCGTCCGCAACGTCGAGGCCCACATGCGCCGAGTGCGCGCGGACAACATGCGCCGCCTGGCCTCCACCCAGCACACCGCCTCGGACGTGCTGCTGGCCATGCCCAAGGCCCGCGAGCCCCTCGGCACGCTCAAGGACAAGGGCATCCCGATTCAGATCGAGGACCCCGAGGTGCTGTCGGAGGCCCGGCGCTGGGCGCGGGCCTACTACGCCACCCACGACCTGGTGCCGCTGCTGATCGACATCTACGCCCGGTTCCCGGTCACCGGCCTCGAATTCGTCTGCGACGACAAGAAGGTCGAGGACTTCTTCTCCAAGATGTTCCTTGACGACCTGGACTACGAGAACTTCCTGCCCAACGAGCTCGGCCGCGAGTACTTCATCTCCGGCGAGGTGACCACCCTGGGGCACTTCGATGAGTCCTTGGGCACCTGGGCCGACGAGGAGGTGCTCAATCCCGACTACATCCGGGTCAGCAAGAGCGCGTTCGTCTCCCAGGAGCGCGTGCAGCTGATGGTCAAGCAGCTGGTGGAGAACCTGCGCACCCCGCCGGGCAGCGGCAGGGAGACCAAATCCGAACAGATGCAGCGCAACTGGGAATACCAGCAGCTGCTCAGTCATCACCCGGAGATCATCGAGGCGGCCAACCAGGACGACGGCCTGGACATCTCCGAGGCCCTGTGGAGCCGCATCGTCAACAAGATCAGCCCGTGGGACCTGCGCGGCGTGCCGCCGCTGATGCGCAGCTTCCGCACCCTGCTGATGGAGGAGAGCCTCAACGCCGCCCAGGACGCGGTGGCCGACCGGCTCTACAGCCCGTTTGTCCTTGCCACCCTTGGCATTCCGGACATGGGCGACGGCGAGCCATGGATCCCCACCCCCGACGAGCTGGCCGCCGTCCGAGACGACATGCAGGCCGCCCTCATGGCGGATTTCAAACTCATGGTCCACCACCTGGGCCTGAAGATCGAGAGCGTCTTCGGCCGCGAGTCGGTTCCGCGCTTCGACCAGGACTACGACCGCATCGACATGAAGTTGATGCAGGCCTGGGGCATCGGCCAGGCCCTCATCATGGGCGGCACCGCAGCGGCCGGGACCTACGCCTCCTCGGCGCTCAACCGCGAGGTGTGCGAGCTGAACATGAAGGACTTCCAACGCAAGGTGGTCAGGCACATCAAAAAGCGCATGGAGGTCGTCGCCGAGGCCCAGGAGTTCTATGCCTACGAGCGCAAGGGCAACCTGCGGGTGCCCATCATGCGCAAGATCCAGCGGATCGACCCCGAGACCGGCGAGTCCGAGGTCGTCGAGGTGCCGCAGCTGCTGATCCCGCAGATCCGGTTCCGCAGCCTCAACCTGCGCGACGAGCAGACCGAGCGGGCCTTCATCGCCGACCTGAAGGCCTCCGGCGTGCCGATCTCGGACAAGACCCTGGCGATCAATCAGCAGATCGACTTCGACCTGGAGCTGCAGCGCCAGTCCGAGGAGACCGTCAACAAGCTGGTCGCCCAGGCCCAGGCGATGAGCAAGGCCAAGCAGATCATCGACTCGATGAACGCCACCCGGCCGTACGAGCAGCAGATGCCGTACCCGCCGGACCTCATCGCCTACCTGCAGCAGACGCTGATGCTGCGCCAGCAGCTGGCCGGGACCGAGATGGCCGAGGCGCAGGCCGACATGCTCGAGCAGCAGCAGCAGCAGATGACCCCGGCCGGACAGCTCGGGCTGCTGCCGCCAACGCCGCCGCCCGGCGGTGCCCCCGCGCCCGGGCCCGCCCCGGCCGGGCAGCCCGGGCCGCCGCAGGAGCCGCTGCCGCCCGAGCAGCCGGTGAACCGGGCCCGCCCGGAGATCTCCGACGAGATGCGGGCCGGGGCCCCGCGCATGGCCTCCAAGAGCCGCACCGGGCTGCGGGTGGCCATCGGCGAGGCCGACCCGGGCGCCACCTGGCTGCAGCGCGGCCCGTCCAGCTACGGCCACTCGGCCACCGTCGACCGTGCCCACGTCGAGCGGGCCGTGCGCCGCCGCGAGCTGACTGCCCGGCATCCGGTGCCGCGCGTGCGTGAGCTGGTCGAGGACCCGGCCTTTTACCAGATGCTCAACCTCGGCCACCTGGAGAGCCAGATCCGCGCCGACTTCGCCGAGATCGCCGCCGGTGGGGCGCCGGAATCCGCCCAGCTGCTCGAGGAGATGCTTCGCCAGTACGAGGAGATCACGGGAGACACGCCGGTATGGGACTGATCGAGGCGGGCACCGACCGCTACACCAGGGTTCGGTACGGGCTGCAGCTGCCCGACGGCACCATCGTCTGGGACCAGTACGCGGGTTTGGACCTGTCCACCGACACCGGCCGCGCCAAGGTTGTGGCGCTGCTGGCCGCGCTCGCCGACCGCTTGCATTTTCCCAAAAACGAATTTCTGGGGCACTATAGATGGGCCACCCGAAACGAAGATGTCACGATCGCCTACGACTACTGCGCGACCAGCCCGGTCGCCCCGGTCGACGGCGAGGTGACCGAGACGATTGGTGTCCTGGAGGATGGTGACGACCAAGGCGCAGCAGCAGAGGATCACGCTCGAGCAGTTCGCCCAGGACATCTGGGAGGCACTGCGTGAGGAGGTGCGCGAACAGCTCGGTGACTCGGTCACTGATGAGCAGTTCGAGCAGCAGATCCCGCCGTGGAGCAAACTGCCCCGGCAGGCCAAGATCGAAAAGATGCGCATCGCGCGGAACGAGACCCTACGCCTGCTCGACCGCGCGGGATACGAGGTGCGCAAGAAGATTCGCTGACGCCCGGGCCGGGCCGGACAGTGGTGCCGCACCGCTGTCCATTTCGTCATCTGCATGAAAGGTCCGGCCGATGAATCCCGCCAGCACCGACGCCGAGGTTCCGGTCCTCGCCGATCCGGGGACCTACCTGGTCTTTTGTGTCGATTCCGTCGACCAGGCCACCAGCCTGGCCGCCTACCTGACCAAGCACGGCTTCGAGTCGTTCGCCGAGTCCAATGAGGTCACCACCCCGGTATCCAGCCAGGCCCACATCGACACCATCTACAGGCTGCGACACACCTGGCCCTTGTATTGGGAGCACTGTGATGCCGAAATCTTCGGCCTGCAGATCCTCTGCAAGGACAGCCCCTGCTGCGGAGGCGGAGAGGAGTCCCAGTGAACACCGCCAGCGCCGCGATGTGGGCCGCCCCGCTCGCCGAGGCCGTCACGGCCCGGCGGCTGATCGCCGAGGCCGATCCCCCCAGGGACACCGGTGGCATGGTCGCGCTGCTGCCGCGCCCCGACTTCGCCGAGGCCATGGCCGTCCAGGGTGGCGAGCCGGTCGAGGAGCTGCACCTGACCCTGGCCTATCTCGGCCCCGACGTCACCGACCTGCCGTTCGGCGAGGCCATAGCCGCCGAGATCGGCCGGATCGCCGACTCGCTGACGGCCGTCGAGGCCCGGGTGTTCGGTCATGCCATCCTCAACCCCGACGGCGGCCCGGATGGCGAGTCCGACCCGTGCGCGGTCTACCTGGTCGGTGACAGCCCGCTGCTGGCGCCGCTGCGCGACGAGGTGGTCGGAGTCTGCCAGCAGGTCATGGGTGAGGCCTTGCACCGCCAGCACAGCCCCTTCGTCCCGCATGTGACCGCCAGCTACGCGGTGCAGCGGCTGGACTTCGCCGGTCGGCTCGTCTTCGACCGCCTCGTGCTGGAGTGGGCCGGGCAGTCCTGGTGCTTCCCCCTGGTGGAGGCTTGAGCCTCAACCGTCCACATCGCGATCAGCTCCGCCGCCCTGTGCTGGCTGTAGAGCCCCTGTAAGTGCCGCATCCCGATCCAGGAATCGGGGAGAGGAGGCGGCATGCAGGTCCATACTGCCTACGGCCCGGGTGAGGTCATCGATCAGAGCACGGTGCGAGGCCGCACCCGCTACCTAGTGGCCGGTCGGGGCTTCCAGGCCTGGTGCGACGCGACCGACGTGCGCATCATCCAGGCCGAGTACGAGAACGACGAGGCGCCCAGCCGCGTCGACGAGGACAACAGCACCACGCTGCCGTACAACCCCGAGCCGCAGTTCCCGGCCGATATGTTCGGCGCCGAGAGCACGCTGCAGCCGGGCGATTACGAGATCGACGCCGACGAGCGGCTGCACCCGGCCGACTCGCTGACCTTCGACGGGCGCGATGGCGGTGACGAGCCCGGACCGGCCCCGCACCTGTTCGCCAAGGACGCCTCGCTGCGCCAGGCCAACCCGGCCGCCCTGATCGGCCCGGCCCTGATGCTGGCCGATACGGTGCTGGAGTCGCAGCTGGGCGACGACGAGGACGAGCAGCAGCAGGGCACCAACAGCCTGGTCCAGAAGGCCATCGACGAGAGCCCCCTGGGCATCCTGGGCAGCCGCGACGCCATCCCCGACCTGGGGCCCAAGTACGCCACCTGGATCCTGCACGCCCGCGCCGTCGACCACTTCGGCGACCCGGTCCAGCGCTTCCGCGACGACCCGTCCGGCGAGATCATGCGCCTGGCCGCCGTCGACGGTCCGCCGGATGCGGAGACCGAGCACTACGGCCACATCGTCGAGGCCGACCGGGAAGTCCGGGAGGCCGCCTGGGCCGATGTGCGCGACAAGGCCAAGCGGCTGCGCTCCGAGGGCCGCGTCGAGGTTCACGACGCCGACGACAACCGCATCTACGCCTCCGTCAAGGGCGATAACGGCACTTACGAGGTGATGATCAAAAAGGGCGGTGAGTACGGCGGCTGGGGATCCGGGCAGTCGGTCACTGACTGGCGCTGCAGCTGCCAGTGGGGCAAGTGGGCGTTCAAGCGGCAGTACAAGTTCGTCGGCCGCATGTGCAGCCACGCCCTGGCCGCCTACCACGAGATGCAGTCGCGCTACCTGCGGGCAAACCCCGACCACTTCCGCAAGCGCGTGGCCTCGGTGATCGGCGATTTCGCGGCCTGGGCCGAGGAGCACCACCGCAGCATCGACCAGGACGTCGTCAGCGACTACGTCGACATGACCCCGGGGCTGTCCGAGGACGAGATCCTGGAGCTCTACGAGTACGCCGACGAGCACGCCTCGGTGCGCGACGAGCGCGACTACACCGACCCGCTCGGCGACTGGGACGACCACACCCTGTGCACCGAGCCCGGCCACCTCAGCCCTGACTTCGTCCTGGTCGAGGACGCCGACGGCGTCAAGACCGTCGATGTCACCGAGGACGAGCGCGAGACCACCGGCCCGGGCCAGATCATGCATTTCTCCGGCCTCGCCCGGACCGCCGCACCCGAGGACTGGACCACCTTCCAAGACGGTGGCCGCACGGTCTATCGGGGCCCGAGCAACCGGGGCTACATCTACGAGAACAACTCCTACACCCCGGTCGAGTTCACTGGTCGCGGCAGCCAGGGGCCGGAAGGCAACCGCTACGAGATCATGGACGGCGGGTCCTACAACTACTCCAACGAGGGCGGCCGCGACCTGTACCGCTACACCGGCGGCGGCGGCAACAGCGGTTTCGCCGTGCAGGACGGCGACATCCGTGGCGTGCAGTACACCGGCCAGGGCGAGTACGGCACCGGCCAGCGCTTCGACTACAACGGCCAGGCCGACAACAGCCTGGGCGACTTCCGCCAGTTCCTCCAGGACAACCCGGGCCTGGGCGGCGGCACGGGCGGCGGCGACTCGGCGCAGCCGGGCAACGTCCAGTTGGTCAACCAGACCGGCTCCGGCGGCAGTGGGTCGTCCCCGGGCGGTTCCGGTGACGGCGGTGGAGCCGCATCGGGTGCCTCCGGCGGCGGGGGGTGGCAGCCCAACGGCAACGCCGACCCGATCGGCCCGGGCGAGTACACGATCCAGTGGGGCGACACCCTGTCGAGCATCGCCGAGCGGGCCGGGTTGGGCGACGACTACATGTCGCTGGCCGAGGCCAACGGCATCGAGAACCCCGACCTCATCTACGCCGGGGACACCATCAAGATCCCGGGTGCCGACAACGCCGACAGCGGCGCTGATACCGACAGCGCTGGCACCAACACGGCCGACACCTCGGCGGGCGCCGCGACAACCACCGAGACAACCACCGGCTCGCCCGCCGACGTCGGCATCGACACCACGGCCCCCACGACGGCCCCCACGACGGTCCCCGAGACCGCGCCGACCAGCGTTGGCGGGGTCGACTTGACCAACCCGGGGCTGATCGACCCGGCGGCCACCTCGGCGCCGACGGCCACCCCGGCGCCGACGGCCACCCCGGCACCGGCCGATACCGCCGACAAGACCGCGCGGCGCTTCTTGTTCGCCGAGGACTTCGAGGAACACGACCACGACCACTCGGCGGCCGGAACCAACGAGGCCACCACCAGCGACAGCAGCAGCGGCACCACCGGCAGCCCGGCCGCCGACGCCCTGGTCAACGGCGGGGGCCAGAAGACCCTCGACACCGACATCAACGAGACCCCCAACCCGGCCGCCACCAGCGCTGGCACCAACGACGCCATGCCGGGCTTCACCTTCGACCCGGCCATCATCGGCGAGATCGCCGGGCCGGTCATGTCGGGTCTCAGCACCCTGGCCATGCCCATCGCCCAGGGCATCGGCACCGGCCTGAGCAACGCGATCTCCAACGCCCTGGGCGGCAACCGCCTGGCCAGCGTGCGCACCGCCGACCTGCTGCAGCGGCTGCGCGACCTGTCGGCCACCCCGGCGTCGGAATCCTTCGGGCACATGGCCGAACGCAACAGGGCCATCCGCGAGGTCGTCGACGAGCTGCACGAGCGCGGCCTGGACGCCAACCAGATCGTGGCCGCCGTCACCAAGCAGTCCATCCCGATCGGCGACCACCCGGGCCCGTTCCACGGCTCCGGCCCGGCGCCGCGCAGGCACTGGGGCACCTCGGCCGACTACGTCGAGGAGCACGAGCGGCCGCGCCACGTCGACGTCACCGACCTCGGCGAGGGGCCGATGATCAAGTACGCCGAGGACGGCGACGACGTGGTCCGCCGGTTCCAGTCCAGCCATGCCGCCCGGGCCCTGCTCAACGACGACGGCGGCAGCGGCGGTGGCCCCTACAGCGACGAGGCCATCGCCCGCCGGGCCGCCTCGATGCTGCGCACCGCCGGACGGCACTACTCGCTGCAGGAGCAGCGGGAGCTGGAGGAGGAGTTCCACCCCCTCGGCGCCCGCAATCTGCCCACCGAGGAGGACCTGGCCGGGACCCACTACGTGTCCTGACCTGTATCACCCGCGTGTCGGCACAGGAATAGCCGAGGAGGTAGTTGGGTGAGCACCACAACCCGCCAGCGCCGTGTCGTGACCGCATCACAGAGCCGCGAGCTCTCCGATGCCGGTCTGCGCCAGGTCATTCTGGCCTACAAGGCCGACGACAACAGCGCGGTGGCCAAGGGCTGGGAGCCCAAGCCGGGCTTCCTCTACACCCAGGTGCGGGCCATCTCGGCCCGCATCAACCAAAACTTCGACGCCTGGCCGAGCGAGGAGTTGAAGAAGGCCTACCGCACGTTCATCGGCAAGCCGGTCTTCGTCAACCACCAGAACTTCGACCCCAGCCGGGCCCGGGGCAAGGTCATCGCTGCCCGCTACGTCGAAAACGGTGACGACAAGTACATCGAGACCATCATGGAGATCGACGCCCAGCGATTCCCCAAGCTGGCCAAGGAGATTCGCGAGGGCGGCCTCGACAGCGTCTCGATGGGCGTCGAGGCGGGCTTCACCATCTGCTCGGCCTGCGGCAACAAGGCCGTCGACGAGTCCGACTTCTGCGACCACGTCCGAAATCACAAGGGCAAGTACGTCAAGGTCAAGAACCCCAAGACGGGCAAGACCGAGGAGAAGCTCGTCTACGAGGACTGCTACAAGCTCGGATTCTTCGAGCTCAGTTACGTTTTCGACCCCGCCGACGAGACCGCCGTCGTCAGCCGGGTGATGGTCGCCAACAAGCGCACCGCCGCAGACGACGACGAGGACAACATCTACGACATCGAGGTCGACGGCGAGCAGATGGGTGGCGAGGACACCACCGACTACAGCGCCTACGCGACCCCCGTCCAGGGCGACTTCGGCAAGTGGGACTCCTCCTACGGCAGCGGTGTCTCCGGCGCTGGCTTCTCCGGCGGCCAGGGCGTCCCGGCCGGTGGCGGCGGCACCCCGGACGCCAGCGGCATTCTGCCTAATGCCCGCCCGCTCTACGACGCGATCAGGGCCGAATTCCCGGACCTGGAGATCGGCGGCTACCGGGTCGACAACTACCACGAGCACGACCGGGGTGCCCTGGACGTCATGACCACCGATCCGGCCGTGGCCCGCTCGGTCATGCAGAAGGCCTTCGAGCACGGCGCCCCGTACGTGCTGTGGCAGCAAAAGCAGTGGAACGCCGACGGTTCGGTCGTCGGCATGTCGGACCGGGGCAGCCCCACCCAGAACCACATGGACCACGTGCACACCGCCCCGATCCCCATGCGCACCAGTTCGCGGCGACGAATTGCCTACGGCGAGATCGAGGTTCCCGAGGACATCGACACGCTGCGCAACGACGAGAACGACACCCTCGACGACTACGACTTCGTCGACCAGATCGCGCCGGTCGAGGAGTCGCCGTTCAAGCACTACCTCAAATCGCCGCCGGAGCTCAGTGGACCAAACTTCGACAGGGTCAAGGAGTTTGACGAGCGGCAGGAGGCCGCAGGCCTCGACGAGGAACGGCTTGTCGAGGAGGTCGAAGGCAAGGGCGTCGTCGACGGCGACCCCGATCCCGATGAAGTCCTGATGAGGAGGATGACAATGGCCAAGGCCAAGCGCCGCCGTCGCCGCACGACGCGCACGGCGGTTGGTGTCCCGCCGATTCCGGTTCCGCCGGTCGAGGAGCTGGGCGGTCTGCCGTCCCTGTCCCCCGAGGAGCAGGCCCAGCTGGAGCTGCTCGAGGAGGTGCTCGGTATGGACCTCGACGGCGACGCCGAGCTCGACGAGCCGGACGGACACCAGGAGGCCGTTCTGGGGGAGGACCCCGATGGGCCGGATGACTCCGACGAGGACGAGGACTCCGACGAGGACGAGGACTCTGACGAGGACGAGGACTCCGACGAGGACGAGGACTCCGACGAGGACGAAGAGGAGTACCGGGAGGCGCGCCGCCGCACCCGCTCTGCAAAGTCGGCCCGCCGCGCCAGTACCCCCGGTTCCGGTGAGGATGGTTACACCTACTGGACTCCGGACGGTATCAAGGACATCCGCGACCTGAATCGCGATGAGCTTGAAGCCCTTTATGTCGCAGCCGGTGAAGGTGATGACCGAACGCTGGTCAGGAACATTGAGCGTTATCGAGAAACCCTTCCGTGGGACTTCTTCTTCGGCACAGGAAAGCCCCCTGCAAAGAAGGGACGCCGCGCCATGAACAGGGGACAGACGCGGAAAGGATCTGCCATGAGCGCTACCAAGGCGCGCCGTCGCCGCCTGGCCGATACCAGCGGCCACACCGACGGCAGCCCGTACGGGCGCAACGACCAGGGTGAGCAGGAGGAGCTCTACATCTCCCAGACGCCCGCCGCCGAGGAGGTCGAGGCGCCGACCGGTGATGAGCCGAAGATCGAAAACACCGTCAACACCCTGGTGGCCCGTATCCGTGCCAAGGCCGCCGATCTGCAGCGTGACCTGAACGCCTATCAGCGCTTGGCGGGCAAGGCATCTCGCAAGCCGATCATCACCACGGCCAGCGCCCGCCCGTACGTCGAGACGGCCAGGTTCGTCGGCACCATGCCGCCCCGGCAGCGGCTGGCGATGGCCCGGCACTTCTGCGCCGCGTTCAAGGCCGAGAATCCGCGATTCAGCCCGGCGCGCTTCTACCAGGCCGTGGGCCTGGATCCGCGCCTGGCCGCCGAGTTCTACCGGGGCCGCCAGGCCTCGCGTCGTGTCGCCGATGCCGTCGAGCAGGCCGAGAAGGTCGATCCGCCGCTGAGCGGTACCGACGAGCAGGATCTCAAGGGCGACAACTTCGATGACGTCTCGCTCGATGACGTCGAGACCCAGCCCAAGGATGCCAGCAAGAAGGTCTTCGCCACCTTTGACGAGTGGATGAAGCGCGCTACTGGTCGCAGGGTCGCACAACACACCAACACCCGGTGGGTGCGTCGCCAGGCCGTGCGTTGGGCCCGGGCCAACAACGTTGACATTCAGACTCTGGGGCGGGGGCTGGAACGGGCCCTCAAGGAGGCGAAGGTGAAGCGCTTTGCGCAGGATGAGTCCCTGGAGGTCGCGGCGCCGGACGCGCGGGTCGATGTCGAGGCCCCCGTCAAGAACGTCACCGACGCCGACGCCCAGGCCTCGCAGTACGACTTGCACGACTTCGGCAACAACGCCGGGGACGACATCGCCGATCCGGAGCTGAGCTCCGACTCCCAGATCTGGGCCCCTGGCGAGGGCGACAAGACCGCTCGCAAGGCGGATGCCATCACCGCGATGCGCTACGCCAAGGCCTACATCGAGGCCGGGCTGGCGCCGGAGAAGGATCAGTGGAAGCTGGTCCGCCAGGCCGAGAACATGCGCGAGTCGGTGGTCGTGGACCGGATCAAGCTGCTGGAGGCCGTTAACGCCAAGGGCGCCAAGACCAAGACCGCTGCGGCCCAGCAGCGCATGCAGTCGATCCCGCGTGGCCTGACCGCGCAGCGTCCGGCCGCCACGATCCGCCAGGCCGCCACGGCCTCGCCGACCGACGACGGCGCCGCCCTGTTCCTCTGAACATCAAGGAGAGACAAGATGTTTCGCGTAACTCAGGCCAATCCCGCGCAGAAGCGCTCGATCCGGCCGCTGTACGCCAACTACCAGGCGACCCCGTACGCCGGGTTCCTCGACCCGGAGTGGGACCGCAGCTTCGACATCGTCCCGGGCACGGTGATGACCCGGCTGTACGGCGAGGTGTTCGGCCCGTACACCGGTGCGCCGGGCCAGAAGCCGTTCGGCCTGTCGGCCCTGTTCGTCGCCCCGAGCCTGGGCATCGACGAGGTGACCTCGACCGGCGCCAACCACTTCACCGTGTGGGTCGGTGGTGAGCAGGCGGTGTTCGAGGTCCTCGCCCCGGGCTTCGACCAGGAGGCCGACTGGGCCTCGGCCAACCCGACTGACGGCCGTGTGCAGCTGCTGACCGCCAACAACAAGGGGCTGCTGACCCCGACCGGCGCCAACCACGAGAACGCCATCGCCGAGCTGGTTGATGTGGTGTCGACCGACAAGATCGTCGTTCGCCTGAACCGCTTCAACCTGGCCTCGTCCGTGGCCGTTGCGGGTGACAGCTAAGCCGAGGACCCAAGAGACTCAAGGAGTTACGACCATGACCGCACCTGTCACCGCCCTCGGTTACGGGCGATTCGCCAAGCACTCCTCGGAGTACGTGTCCGAGATCCAGAACACCATGCAGCGGCTGGGCCGCAAGCTGACCCCGGCCGAGAAGCAGTGCAAGCTGGCCAACATCCTCAACGACCGGCAGAACGGCTTCCTGCGCCTGGGCCAGTCGATGATCGGCCCGATCCAGCTGCAGCTGCGCTACCAGGGCATCCTGCGCAACGTGCTGCTGGAGGACACCCTCACCCCGGGTGTGCCGGTCGAGTACGACGTGCTCGACGACCTCGGCCAGGCCTACTACCTGCATGGCAACGAGGGCGAGGTCAAGATCACGCCGTTCGAGGGCAAGCGTCTGCGGGTCGAGCTGTTCCGCATCGCGACCTTCCCGCAGATCAAGAAGGAAGACCTGTACTGGCTGCGTACCAACGTCGTTGAGTACGTGCAGGACCAGTCCAAGCAGGCGATCATGCGCCAGGAGGACTCGCGCCTGATCACCCTGCTGGAGGTCGCCGCCGCCCAGTACCGGCTGGTCGACGCGACCGCCAACCCGGGCACCGGCTCGCTGCCGAACGAGATCACCGTTGCCAGCTCGATCATCCAGCCCGCCGACCTGTACAAGGCCGTCAGCTACACCGACGCCCGGCTGCTGGAGTCGACCCGACTGCTGTGCGGCCCGCTGGACTACCGCGACTTCTACCGCTGGGACCTGAATGCCACCGGTTGGGCGTTCAAGGACTCGGTGGTCGCGGGCGAGCGGATCGTCCAGTTCGGCGAGTTCCAGATCGGCAAGTCGGTGATCATCCCGAAGGGCACCTTCTACCTGACCCCGGATCCCGAGTTCCTGGGTGTCTTCCCGGTGATGTACTCGCTCGACGTCGAGGAGAACAACCGGGTCGAACAGTTCCACAAGGGGTGGGTGATGGATGAGCTGGTTGGCATGGCCGTCATCAACCCGCGTGGCATCGTCATCATCCGCAAGACCGCCTGACCTGCGGTGATGTAGGCGAGGCCCCCTCCTCCGGGAGGGGGTCTCGTCGTTTCCGGGACACCTACAGACGTGCTCTGCCCTGGCGATTCGGGTCTGGCGAAATTCCTAGCGTGGGTATAGAATTGAGGAAAATCGTTGTCGTCGCGCCCAGGCCGCCGGGGAATAGGAGAGGAGGTTGGTTATGCCACAGTCGATCCAGTCCCAGGCCGCCCAGTACCCGGGCCGCGTCGCCTACGTCCGGCGCCAGGCCGCCATCCCCGACGACCCGGACGCCCAGTGGTACGCCGATGTGCTGCGGGCGATCTACCAGAACGCCATCAAGGGAGACCCGGGGGTGACGGTCGGGCTCACCACCGAGGACGCCCCCAGGAGCGGCACGATGGTGTCGCTGCCGGGCTCGGAGGTCAAGGCGCCGACCCTGCCGTCGGCGCAGGCGCTGCGCGACTTCGTCGATCGGTACCGCGAGGAGCTGTCGGACTCGGAGAACTACCTCGGCGGCTGGGAGCACCCGAGGGCGACCGATCCGGTGCCCGAGGACGCCGACGAGGAGGACAAGAAGCCGAAGTGGTACCTCGACGTCTCGCGCAACTACGACGACCCGTGGGAGGCGGCGCTGGCGGCCCTGTCGGGCGACCAGATCGGCGTCTACACCTACGAGGACCCCTGGGGCGAGGGCGGCGAGTACGTCGACACCCCGAAGTTCGTCCACGACCAGATCGCCAAGGGCGGTAGCCGTATCGGATAGGGAGGCAGCATGACGGTGAGATCCCCGGGCCGCGAGAAGGCCCTCGAGTACCTGCGGCACAAGTACGGCCACCTGGCCGTGCCGTCGGCGCAGCAGTTGCGCGAGCAGTTGCATGAGCGCCAGGAGCGGGAGCGCGGGCTGCGAGAATTGGCCAATCGCGCGGCCGGGATCGAACCGGATGCCCCTGGCTCGCCAGCCCCGGCCGGAGGGCCGCTGGTTATTTCGTCACGGTACGAAAAGGGCCGCCCCCGGCGCGTTGTCCGGGGGCGGTGACGGGCGCCTTGTTCAGGCGGCATGGCGGGCCCGGAGCTCGTCGTGGTCGGCTGCCCGGGGCGGGCTGGCCTCCACCGGCCGGTAGGCCCCGGCGGCCCTGAGGCGCTCCACCCAGGCCTCGGGGTCGAACAGGTAAGCCACGTCCATCTGCTGCTCCTGGTGGGTTGTGGGAGGGGCGGTCGCCCGCCCCCTCCCGGTTACCGATTCAGCTCCTGGCGGGTCAGCTCGGGGTCGATCTTGCCCCGGGTGATCACCGTCTGGTCCTCGCCCTGGTAGTGCTCGTGGGCCTTGACCGTGGCCGCCTGCAGGTACAGGGTGTTGCCGGGCTGGTGGCGGTAGTTGCCGCTGGCGAACCACTTGATCACGTGCCCGTCGGCGGTCCGGCCGACGAACAGGGTGGTGGGGCCGTAGGCGCCCTCGAACTTCCGCACGGCGGTCAGCTGGATCGCCAGGTTCCGCAGCCGCTGGCCGACCTCGCCGATAAAGCCCTCGGCGGCCGGGCTGGCGGCCTGCTCGGCGCGGCGCTCCTGCTCCTTGGCGAAGACCTTGACCAGGCTGGCCAGCAGGCCGACGTTGCGTTCCGAGACCCGCTCGCCCGCCAGGAGCACCCGCAGGTTGCGGCCGTAGTCGGTGTTCGGGCTGGTGGCCTCGACACCGGCCTTGATGGCCGCCAGCAGCTCCTTGTCGTTGAAGAAGCCCAGGGCCTTCTTGGCGATCTCGGCGTAGTAGGTCTGCTCCGGCTTGGACAGGTGGGCGATCGACAGGAACAGCGAGGTGCGCACCCGGGTCGCGGTCGAGATCTCGTAGGCCTCCGAGGGGACGTAGGCCCGGCCCTCGTCGCTGTGGGCCCAGGCGTAGGCCAGCACCCAGTCGACGTCGGCGGTGCGGGCCCACGGGCTGGCCGACCACTCGCCGTCCTCGTCGGCCACCGCCGTCAGCTCCTCGTCGTAGGTCAGGGCCCACAGCCCCTTGGGAGCCACGCCGGTGTAGAGCTCGATGCAGTTGTGGCCCAGCTGGATGATCCGGCCGTCCCGGTTGTCACGCACCAGGTACAGCCGGGTGCGGGCGCGGGCGATCTTGCAGTGCTCGCACTCGAAGTCGCCGCGCGGCTCGTAGCCGCCCAGCTCCTGGCCGGGGGCGGTGTGGACGGTGATGCCCGCCTCCTCCGGCACCAGGTTGGCGACGAAGGTGTAGTGCCCGGCGGCGATGCGCAGCGGGCCGTTCAGGGTCGCCCGCACCCACGGCTCGGTGATGGTCTCGCCGTTGTTGCCCTTGCGGGTGACGTTGTAGCGCTCGTAGGCGACGTCGAAGCTGGCGTTGAGCCCGGCGCGGGCGAGCCTGCGGTTGGCCTGCTCGACCTTGGCCTCGAACCGGCGCAGGTTGTAGGCCGGGAGGGTCCATTCGTGAACCTGGGTCTTGCGGATCTCGGTGGCGTTCATGTCTTTATCATAGCAGTTTTTATAGATACATGCAAATTGGCCTATAGAGACGGGAGCCTGTATGCCCGCCCCTCCCAATGAGGAATAGGCGAGGAGGTTAGGGGTGGCCCGCAGAATCGTCACGCATCGAGAGCAGGTCGCCGCGCTGGCGGCGATGTATCCGCACCGGTTCGCCTCCGTCCACGAACCGCACCCGGACCTGGCCCTGCTGGCCGGGCTCTCCGGGTGCGTGCACACCACCGGCGGACGGCGCCTGCTGCTGCCGAGGGTCGCGGCCCTCAGCCTGGAGGAGCAGGAGGCCCGCCTGGCCGACCCGACCGGCTGGGAGCGCCACGTCGCCTTCGACCCCTGGCGGCACGCCGTCGAGGGCGCCCGGGGGTATGCACGGCTGAACAGCCTCGCCGACCCGCACGCCACGAGCTACGCCGACATCCGCCAGACGCCCGAGCGCGTCCGCACCGTCGGCCGCTACTACGACCAGTTGCCCGAGTGGGACGACCGGGCCGTGCCGCACTTTGAGGCGATGGCCCGCGACGTCGACCGGCAGTTCGACTTCGCGGTCAACCAGATGGGGGTCAGGCCCGAGTGGGTCGACTACGACCCCTACGCCGACGTCCACGAGCTGCTCGACGACCTCAACGCCAACCGGCGCCTGCGCGTGCTGGGCACCGACGTCACCGGCGGGCACCCGTACTTCGACGACGAGACGAACAACCGCTTCCGCTTTGTCCACGACCTGTTCGGCCACGCCGCGACCGGCCGGTCGTTCGACCGCCACGGCGAGCACGCCTCCTTCCTGGCGCACTCCAGGATGTTCAGCCCCCAGGCGCTGCCCGCCCTGGCCACCGAGACCCTCGGGCAGAACTCGTCGCTGATCCTCAACGGCGCCTTCGCCCCGCAGAAGGTCGCCCTGCTCAAGCCCAGCATGTACCGCATCGGCCACCGCACGGCCGTCGCCGACGACGACCTCGTCCCCGACGACCGGCCGTGGCTGAAGGTCGACTGGCGCACCGCCGACGACTACGGCGCCTTCCAGTCCAGCAGCCGCCCGCCGATGTCGTCGGACCTCCCGCACCCGCTCAAGGCGAAGCTGTCGCCGCAATCCCGCAAGCGGGCTGAGGCCAGCGAGGACCCGATCAACGACCCCTACGGGATACTCAACGGCACCGGGATCACCTTCGAGGACCTGGTGCGCAACCACATGGACCACATCCTCAACGCCACGCCCGAACAGCAGTTCGCGGGTCGCGTATGGTATTCGGCGGCAAGGGATTTCGCCAAGGAGCTGTCCGACAAGACCTGGGGCGACCTGCCTCGCGCGGTGGCGGTCATGTCGGCCCTCTCGCCGGTAAAGGCCTGGGACGACAACGTCGAGCAGGCCGCCCACTTCCTGACCCACTACGACGGCACCGACCCGAACTTCGGTTTCCCGAAGGCGCCGAGCAAGCAGATCCAGCAGGCCATCGACATCTACCACGCCCCGTCCGGAACCGATTTCGCCGAGATGATGATCGGCAACAAGACCCGGGCCTTCTACAACAACATCCTCGACGGCACCCGACTGCGCGAACCCAGGGAGGGATTCGACGACGACGAGGGGTACTACGAGATCCCGATCAACCCCTACACCGGCGAGCCGGACTGGCGCCTGATCCCCGACCAGGACGTCACCGTCGACACCCACCACGTGCGCATGTCGGGCACCCCGCACGGCGTCGACCTGAAGAGCTTGAAGTACCAGACCCCCAAGTACTTCGACGCAAAGGTGAAGATCAACGGGGAGAACTTCCAACCAGCCTACGACCTGCACGCCCGTGCGGCCGCCGAGGCCACCCGGCGCATCAACCTGATGCGCGAGGACCCCCTGCAGTTCCTGATCCCCAAGCAGGCGCAGGCCATCGCGTGGACGAAGTTCAAGCAGGACCTTCTCGACTACGGCAACTCGCGCCCGCAACCTGAAACCGGCCAGATGCCAAGGGACTTCCCGGGTTTCGACGACCCGGAGAAGCTGCAGGCCTGGATGGAGAAGAATCCGCTGTCGGCCGACAGCCCCTATCCGCCCATCCCGCAGTACCAGCGCGAGCGCAGCCCGGACTGGATCGTGGACCCCCGGCGCCCGGAGCTCCGGCTGCGCGAGACTCCGAGCTGGCTGCGCCGCATCTCCTCGACGACGATGTCGTGGATGGACTACCTGCAGTCCTGGATCGCCAAGAACTTCCCGCACCGTGCCCCCAAGGCGAAGGAGGCTCGGGTCCGCAAGACCGCCTACTCGCGGGACTGGGAAGAGGAGTACCTGATCCAGTACCTGAGGGACAACGACGCCATTCCGGGGTGGAGCTTCACCGAATCGGACGCCTGGAGCTGGCTGAAGCAGGTCCCCGACTCGGTGCTCGAGGAGTGGCGCGAGGATCCCGAGCTGGCCCTGGAGAACTGGCAGGACTTCATGGACGACCACCACGGCTACACCCCACCGGAGGGGGAGTGGTACGGGTCGGACGAGGAGGGCGAACTAGGCCTCGACACACCGCTTTTCGACGCCGCCTCTCGCCCCGAAACTCCTTCGGGGAAACCGTATTACGCGCCTAACGACTGGAACCCCAAGGCCCCCAGCAAGGCACGTCCGAAGACCGAGGCTGACCCCGAGGCGTACGACCCGGAGGACATCCTGCCGGGCATGCCCACCGAGGAGCTGTCGGTGCCGCTGTACCGGGGCACCTTCATCGACCTGGTGCACCCGGCCGCCAAGGAGATCCGCCAGCGGATCTTCGGTGACGCCCTGGAGGACATGGCCGAGGGGATGGTCGAGAAGTTCAGGAAGCGCCCTCCGGAGCCGTGGGGTTACGAGGAGCAGCTGTACGAGGCCCTCGAGCTTGAGGACGCACACCGGCCCCTGCCCGGGATGGGGCGCCGTGACCTCAAGCCCCACTCCGATGAGATCGAGTACGACCTCCCCGTCTCCGACCCGGAACTTGGGCCGCTGATCCTCGACTACCTCGACGCCTACCGCAGGCAGACCCCGGCCAAGGCGCACGAGACCTCCCGGGGAATGGGAAGGCACTGGTCGACGAGTCCCAGTCGGGCACAGGACTTCTCCGAGGTCGAAATCAAGCACCCCCGCTTCCTGCCGGTGTTGCTGGAGGCCGAGTGGGGTGGCCGTGGCGAGGATCCGCTGCGCTCCAACACCGGCGGCAATTATGCCGACGAACGCGAAATCACCATGGTGCCAGGCGCCCCCATGCGCATCACCGACGTGTCGATCAGGCCGTACGGCAACGACGACTGGTCGTCGGTCTGGCAGCGCGGGAAGACCGACAAGCGCCTGGCGTCGACCCGCCGCACCGCCACCACTCCTCTTGCCGACCGGGAAGAGCTGTGGGACTACATCTTCAGCCACATGGTCGAAAACGAGCTCGGCGCTTCGGATCCCTGGAGCGACCCCGACGTCCAGGCCTGGAAGGAGCAGATCCCGGACGCGGTGCTCGAGGAGTGGTACGCCAACCCCGACGCCGCCGTGGAGAACTACGAGGATTTCGAGTACTTCCCCGATGAGTGGGTGCCGCCGAGGCCGGGCCACTCGCCATCGGATCCGGCTGGGCGGCCGGGAAAGTCCATGATGTTCAAGGAGCAGCAGCGCCCGTACGTCGAAAGCCAAGGGCGCTACTACTACTCGCCCAACGACTGGAACCCACGGGCCCAAGACATCTCGAGGCCCTCCATCATCACCAGTCCCGAGCCCATCGACCCAGACGATATGCTGGAGGGCATGCCGATCGCGATGTCCCCGGCGGCGCTGTACCGGGGCACCGTCATCGACCTGCTCCACCCCGGGGCCGAGGAGCTCCGGAAGCGCCTGTACGGCGACGCTCTTGAGGACGGGGGCGACCAGCACCACAAGGACCTGCTCGGTGACGTGGCCATGACCGAGTACGGGGACGCCTTCAGGGGCGCGGTCAGTGAGGCGGTCGCCCAGGAGGTGCTGCCCGGCATGACGCGCTCGGAGCTCAACCCCGCGCACCGCAACATCCCCTCGGTCCATGACTTCGACCCCGAGGATCCCTACTACGCCGAGGCTTTCGGCAACCCGAGGGTCGACGACCCCGAGATCGGCAAGCTCATCCTGGACTACCTCGACAACCACCGTGGCCAGATCCCGCTGGCGCCGCACGAGACCTCCCGGGGGGTGGGCAGGCACTGGTCGATCGACCCCTACGTGGCCCACAGCTTCGCCGTGCCGACCCACAAGCACCCCCGTTTCCTGCCGGTGAGGATGCAGGCCGACTGGGGTGGCCGTGGCGAGGATCCCCTGCGCTCCAACACCGGCGGCCAGTACGACAGGGAGTACGAGGTCACCATGGTGCCGGGCGCCCCCATGCGCATCACCGACGTGGCGATCAAGCCCTACGGGTCGGAGAAGTGGTCGCCGGTCTGGCAGCGCGGCCACGGCGACGAGCGCCTGGCGTCGCGGCGGCGCCGGGGGGCCTTCCTGTCCGGGGAGGCGCTCGACCAGCACATCGCCAGGCTGGCCCGCGACCTCGAGCAGAACGCCCACCTCAACACCAGCCTGGTCTACACCGGGCCGGACGGCACCTACACGCCCGAGCGTGCGGCGCTGCACGACGAGATCCTCGACGAGATCTGGGAGCGGCGCGGCAAGCACGTCCCGCGCGACCGGCGGGCACTGATCCTCGGCGGGCTGCCGGGCTCCGGCAAGAGCACGCTGCTACGGAAGCTGCAGCACATCCCGGGGCTGGGCTCGCCCGACGACTTCCTGCGCATCGACCCCGATGAGATCAAGGAGGCGCTCATCGACCGGGGGATGGTGCCGCAGATCGAGGGCTACACCCCGATGGAACTGGCGCCGCTGTTTCATCAAGAATCGTCGCACCTGGCCCGTCGCTTGGCGCAGCGGGCCATGAGGCACGGCACCAACATCATCTTCGACGGCACGCTGCGCAACCCCAACCATCTCCCCAGCCGCATTCAGGAGCTGCGGGATGCCGGGTACGAGGCCCCCTACGGGATCTTCCTCGACATCCCCGTCGAGCGGTCGCTGGCCAGTGCCCGCAACCGCTACGTCGACCAGCTCGAACGCCACGCCCGGGGCGAGAACCCCTACGGCGGGCGCCTGGTGCCGCCGGAGTTCATCGCCAACAGCGTCAGCCCGGACCCGCAGTACCACTCGGTCAACCGGCTCAACTTCGAGCAGGGCAAGGGGGCCTTCGCCAACGCCTGGACCTACGGCATGGACGAGAGCTACCGGCCGTTCCTCATCGACGGCCCCTACGACCTGCTGGACCCCTCCCAGCACCCGGCCTACCTGCCCCAGACGGGCGCCCCCGGCCTGCGCTGAGCAAATGCCCCAGTGCTATTATAGAAGTGTGATAGAGGGGAGATGAGATGCGGAAGCCGGAGAACTACCGCGACGCCTGCCGGGCCTTCGTGCGCGGCGAGGTCGACTTCGAGCAGCTGGTGGACATCGTGCGGCACCTGCCCCCGCCGGACCCGGTGCGCCGCCCCACCACCATCGCCGAGGTCTACGAGCTCGCCGACGACCCGTACCCGCCCAACTCGGTGCTGTGGTTCACCCTGCTCAAGGACCGGGTCGGCCTGGATGACGAGCACGTGAAGGTGCTGGCCCAGGCGGCGGTCAAGCGCTAGGCCTGGGCCCGGTAACCCTTGCCGACCACGGCGTTTTCACTTACGGTGATAACAACCGGAAGTGAAAACGTGGGGGAGGGGTGAGGCCGGACATGACCAGCTACCTGGTGACCATGCTCGACCGGCTCACCGGCCAGCAGTGCCGTATCGTCGTCCAGAGCGATTGCGAGCACGGCATGCAGGAGTTCGTCGACCGGCTCGCCGCCGAGGGGCGCATCCCCATCGCCTACCCGGTCGTGATCAACATCGACCCGCATGCGGCGGCACACGTTCCCGTCAAGCTTGTCCGGCTTTGATCTGCCCGGAGGGACATCCCTGTGGATGGCCCTCCCTCTCCCCAGGAATAGGTGCAAGGAGACACCGACCTGGAGGAGCTTTCATGACCACCGCAACAACCCCGATGGTCACGCAGCGTACCCTGCACGAGTTGCGCACCCACGACGGTCCGCTGTTCATCGCCAACAACACCCTCAACCCCGTGCACTGCCACGAGCGGGTCGGCAACGAATCGATCGATTTCGAGCTGGAACCCAAGGGGCATCCCGAATCGGTGATGGAGTTGCCCAAGGCCGCCCTGTCCGTCCGGGGGCTGCAGAAGCTCATCCTGCGCGGTGACCTGATCATCGGCACCGACCCGGAGATGGTGGACCAGATCACCCTGCTGGTTCAGTCGTCGCCCAGCACCGAGCAGAAGATCGCCGAGATCATGGCCTTCAGCGGCGACGGCGCCACCGCCGAGGTGAGCACCCCGGCCGAGAGCGTTTCGATCACCGTCAAGGCCTGCCTGGTCTGCGGCAAGACCGACGAGAACGGCGTCATCGAGCGCGGTCGCGTGCACCAGACGCCCAAGGAGGTGCGGGAGGGCGTGCCGCCGCTGTGCGACGACCACCGCCACCTGAGCTTCCAGTTCGCGCCGAGGTCGGTCATCGACCCCGAGACCAAGGAGCAGCGCTGGGAGTTCGACCGGGCGACCATCACCACGCCCGTGCGAGAGACCGACACCACCCACTGACGAGGGGAGCACATCATGGCCGACGCGCCGGTCTGGGCCGGTCACAACCCGTTCACGGGTGCCTACCAGAAGCGGCAGTTCACTGCCGGACTTCCGGGCGGCGTCGACGACAACGTCTTCTCGGCCCTGGCCTTTCCGCCCGAGTTGCCCACCGCCGAGGGGGCAGAGGAGTAGCCGCTGATGTTCACCGCTGCTGAGATCGACTGGTACAAGGCCGGATGCCTCATCCGGCAACCCCGGCTCGAACCCGGCCGCCCGGACATCAGCAGCGTGCATCACGCGATGGCCCGGGTGCCCGAGCCCAACCCTGCCTGGGTTGTTCCCGATCCGAGCGACGAGGAGACCAACTGATGACGACCGTCCCGGCCGCGTTCAAGGCCACCTACCAGACCAAGCACTTCAACGCCGGGCTGCCCGTCGGGGGCGAGTCGGTGTTCGATGCGCTCTACAGCCCGCCCGCCTCCGGGGTGGCCGCCGAGGCGGCCGCTGCCGAGCGGGCCAAGCACGTCGAGCTGCCCGACGGCAGCAAGGGCGACAGGCTGCAGGCCCGCCCGGACGAGGCGGCTCTGCTGCGCACCCACGCACACCGCGACTGGATGCGCGACTTCTACGACTCGGCCAGCATCCTGCGACCGGCCAACAACTGACCGAGCGCCAGCCCCGGCCGAAACCCGGCCGGGGCCTTGGCATTCCCCTGATTGCCCACCCAGCAGGAGCAGGGTATGTCGACCTCCTACCCGAGCGGTGTAGACACCTTCACCGAGCCGTCACTGCCCGAGGAGACCCCACTGTCCTCGGCGGGCAGCGCCACCCGCAACCACGTCGAGCACCACCGCGACCTCGGCGATGCCATCGAGGCCCTGCAGGTCCACGCCGCCCAGAAGACCCACAACCACGACGGCACCGACAGCCCGACCGGCGGGCCGAAGCTCAAGCAGGAGCACACCCACGAGGACGTCGACACCGACACTTCGCCCCAGGCCATCCACCACACCCTGGGCCCGGGGCCGACCCAGGCCGCCCCGGGCGACCACAACCACGACTACAACAACCTGCTGCACCTGCCGCTGAAGATCTGCACCTCCTCGACCCGGCCCGCGCTGCCGGACGAGGGTATGATCATCTACGAGACCGACACCAGGATCTTCCGGCAGTGGTCGATGCACCAGGACGCCCTGCTGGTCCACGGCATCAACTCCCACATCACCTTCCCGCCGAACAGCACCACCATCGGTGGTGGCGGCTGGGAAATCGCTTACAACACAAACGAACCCAACACCGGTTTCATGGCCACCCCGGGTGGCATGCTGCGCTGGATCGACCAGGGCAACTGGACCAAGTGGGGCTGGGCCTACCGCACGGACCCCGCCGACGCCAAGACCCTGACCGACGACCAAATCATCACCTGGAAGGTCGGCGAGGTCGTCGTCGAGAACGTCCTGATCTTCACCGACGCGGCCACCAACGACTTCTACTTCCGCGTCTCCGACGACCGGCAGAGCTACCTGCGGCTGCGTATCGGCACCGGCTGGCTCGCCCTCTACTACACCACCGCCGGGCGAGACGAGGAGGTCCGCCTGGGCCTCATCGAGGGCATCAATACCCAAGTGCCGAATTCGATTTGGATGGCCACCCTGGTCGGCAACACCATGACCATCTACCGGCAGGGCGAGGCCATCGCCATGATCGTCGACACCAGGCTCCTCAGCAGCAAGGGGCCGGAATTCCGGGGGTGGGGCCTGGGCATGCAGGCCGGGACCCGCTACCTCGGCCAGACCACCCCCTCGGAGATCGAGTGGGTCCGCATCCAGGACCTGGCCTACTACGAGTCGACCACCCGTTGGTCGATCCTGCCCATCGGCAACATCCCGATCGTGCGTCTGCAGCAGGGAAAGGCCCAGCGGCTCAGTGCATTTGGCTCCATCCTGGAGTTCACCGAGGAGATCGAGGACACCTTCGGTTTCTTCAACAAGAACGCCTCGCAGACCGACGTGGTGATCAAGGAGCCGGGGCTCTACGACATCTACGCCACCATCCAGTGGGACACCCAGCTGGTGCCCGACGAGGCGCACGCCGTGATTATGCTCAACGGCCAGGACACCTACATCCGCGACTCGAAGTACTTGCGCGGCAGTGGAATTGAGCCAGGCTTCTCGCAGACCCTGTGCCTCACCGGCTGCATGCGGCTGGCCGTCAATGACATTGTGCAGCTCAAGGCGAAGTTCAAGTCGCCGCCGGACATCATCAACCAGATCTTCAGCGCCTTCGACCCGGCCTCCCGGGTCAGCTCCCGCCTCGAGCTCGTCTACCGGAGCCCCTAGATGACCACCTACCCGTCGGGCATCAGCATCATCTCGCCCAAGATCCGCGACCAGTCCCTGGTCCGGCGGTTCGTCTCCCAGGGCGGCCGGGGCTACGTCGCGGTCGGCATCACCGGCGCCGGTGGGCCGGTCGACCCCGACCCCGGCACCCTCACGCTGCGGGTGTGGCGCCGCGACGCACCCTCCGACGAGGCCCCCGGGCCCGAGGACGTGCGCGGTGAACTGGTGCTGGAGGTCGGCGCCGACGAGCTGCACCGCGCCGACACCGGCAAGTACGACTTCGAGATCGGGCCCGGCCTGACCGGCCAGCGCGGCGTGCTGGTTGTCGAGTGGGGATATCAGGTCGACGGCAAGGACTTCGCCTACACCGACCACATCCAGATCCTCGGCCAAATGCCGCTTTACGACAGCCTTTCCGACGAGGACAAGTCGGTCGTCGAGGCGGTCACCTGGATGTTCGGCGACCTGTTCGACTCCACCGAGGGCGGCCCATACCTGATCGAGCCCTACCAGACCCACTTCGACTACGAGCGCATCGCCCAGCTGTCGCAGATGGCGGTGACCCGCATGAACACCACCGGCTACCCGATCACCCAGTGGGGCTTCGGGCCGGTCCCCAGGCGGGTGCCCGCAGACTTCCGGGACCTGCTGATCATGGGCACCTACCTGGAGGTCATCCGGCACCTCACGCGCTCCTACGTCGAGATCCCGGCCCGCGTCAACATGGCCGTGACCTACCTGGACCGGCGCGACTACATGCAGCGCTGGCAGAGCATCCTCAACCAGGAGTTCCCCGAGTGGCAGCGAATGGTCAAGGCCGCCAAGCGCACAATGCTCGGCCTGAGCCGGGGTGCACTGCTGGTCGCCGGTGGCCTCTACGGCGGCGGTGGCGGCAGCCGGGGCGTGTTCCAGTCCGGCCAGTGGGCCGGTGCCGCCCGGGCGTTCCGCTTCTACCCGGCCGCGCCCGCCGTGGCCGGTTGGGCAGGGATGGTCTGATGCGCCCCGTCATCCGGCAGTCCGACCAGTGGCCCTGGCGCGTCGCCGCCCAGGCCGCCAACATGCCGCCCGGCCACGTCGGGATCCGCCTGGCCGGGGACTGGGGCGAGGAACTGCGCAAGCAGTACATCGAGGAGGCTGGCGGCATAAACGCGCTCGAGTGGGACTGGGCCAAGGGCAAGTGGGTGCAGAAGCGGCACCCCGACAACCCGACCATCCCGCCGATGCCCCCGCCCCGGTTCAACTACGACCAGCCCCATCTGGTTGAGCGCCGCAGGCGGGAGTTCGAGCAGCGCCAGCGCGAGGAGGCCCGTCGGCGCCAGGAGTGGCTGGCGCAGCTCGAGGAGCAGAACCGCAGGAGGCGCACACGGCCCCAGGAGGGAGGCCCCCGGTGACCATCAAGCTCGTCGAGGACTTCGCCGTCGGCCAGGCCCGCCGCGACGTCCTGGACTCGCTGCAGACCGCAGGCGAGCAGTGCGTGGTGCTGGCGCTGCGCCACGAGGTCAGCGACCGGCGCGACGAGCGCTGCCCGGAGTGCCACGACGACATCTACGGCGGCGGCGAGCGCGAGTGCTCGCAGTGCTACGGCACCGGCTTCGCCGAGCCGATCAAGCACGCCGCGAGGGTCTGGGCCACCTTCGGCGACCAGCTCAAGACCCAGAACATGCACAAGCAGGGTATGTGGGAGCCCGGCGCCACCGACGTGCACATCGAGGCCTTTCCGCGACTTCGCAAGGGCGACTTTGTCGTTCGTGTGCGCCGCTGGGCCCCCGACGGACGGGTCGCCGAGGTCGACGGCTTCTACCAGGTCGACCAGGTCAGCCAGATCTCACTGCGCACCGGCGCCCGCCACGGCCAGGACGCATGGGACGTCGTCGGGCAGGTCACCCGCTGCAACCGGGTCCCCGAGAATCTGCCCATCGCAAGGCGATTCAGCCTGGTGGGCCGCCGCTTCCCGCGACCGAGCCGCGACCCCGTCCCGCCGTACGCCACCCCACCGATCGGCGGGTGATGGGCCGTGCGTGTGCTCGTGCCGAAGGAGACCTGCATCCAGATCAGCCAGCGCGCACTGCAATTCGTGCGCGAGGACATCAAGTCGCGCAACTGGTCGGAGCGCTCGATACAGGCCATGACCCCGATCGCCAACGACGGCCAGGTCGGCCTGCGCACCACCGCCAAGTACCTGATGCACCAGAACCGGGGCATCCGGCCGTTCGTCATGTGGTGGGCCGAGGGGCGCGTCGTGCCCATCCGCGACGCCGACGGCGTGCACTTCGTGCGCGCCAAGGGGGTGGGCACCCCCGGCTGGGTCACCCTGCCCGGTGGGATCCGCAAGTGGCGCGACCAGCGCTGGCGCCACCCGGGGCTCAAGCCCAAGAACTTCATGGAGAACGCGCTGCAGCGGGCCATCACCGAGTCGGGGCCCCAGCTGAAGACCACGCTGATGCGAGTGCTCACAGGAGGCCGCGTTGAGTGACGAAGATCGCTACGCGCCAAGCATTTTCATGTCCGACTACGACTGGCCGAAGCCGTACGTGCCGGTCAACCGACCGCTGCCGCGCGGCGCCGAGGGCGGGGTGATCGAGGTCATCAAGCGGGCCGTCGTCACCGCCGTGCGCGAGGGCTTCACCGGCGTCGGCATGCACGTGCTGACCCACCGTGACCGCGTCGACGACCGGCACAACGAGCTGCCCGACAACCACGTCTACATCGACCTGGAGTACCCGGTCGAGCAGCTGCACTACCCCGGGGTGTGGGTCCAGTTCTCCCTGACCGGCCTCAACCGCTCCGGCGTCAGCCACGAACAGATCGTCAAGCACGACGGGCAGTGGTGCACCGTGCAGGAGTTCGAGGTGCGCGGCCGCCTGACCTTCGCGGTGGTGGCCCTGACCAACCGCGACCGCGACCGGGTGTCCGACCACATCATCGCCATGCTGTCGTTCTCCCGGCACCCCCAGGCCGTGCTCACCGACCCCCAGCGCGACGCCAAGCAGCTGCGCAGCCTGCACGCCGCCCTGGCCGACAACCCACACATCGCCATGTCGCTGGTCACCGACTCGATCTACCCGATCGGCCAGAACACCAACATCGGAACACCCTGGGACGGCGAGCAGCTGGCCTACGAGGACGGCTACGCCGTCGACATGATCGGCCACTACAACATCCTGCACCGCCACGACGGCACCTACACCCTGACCCGGGTCGACGTGGCCAGCCAGGCCGTGTACCCGGCGCCGACGCCGCCGGTGAGCCTTTGAGCTCCTCCCCACCCTTACGGACGGGGATTCCTTGAGCGCAGCCTGTGAAAAGCACGCCCCGATACCGGAACCAGGGAGAGAGCTTCCGAGTGTGAAGGGTATCGCTGATGGCCGCAGTGGACCTTAGCCGCTACCTGCCTCCCGGCGTCTACACCGAGACGATCCAGGGGCCACAGCTGGCAGTCAACCCCTCAATGCCCACAGCCGTGGCGCTGTTTGGTGTCGCCATCGGCTACCGCACGGCGGTCGAGTCGCTGATGATCAACCCCGACACCGACGAGGAGACCCCAGCGGTCAACCGCACCCTCGGTCAGCAGGGTATCAACACCGCGACCCTGCAGGTGCGCAACCCCAACACCGGCGAGGTCTACGTCCAGGGTACCGACTACACCATCGTGCACCTCGACGGCACCATCGGCACCAACAACGCCACCTACACCATCTCGCGGGTCATCAACGGCGGTCACATTCAGCCGGGTCAGATCGTGCAGGTGTCCTACCAGTACACCGACCCGAGCTACTTCGACCCGCAGATGCTCTACGACTACGAGGACGTCCAGGCCTACTACGGCGCGCCGTTCAATACCACGACCGGCGAGATCCAGTCCGAGCTGACCCTCGGCGCCCGCTTCGCCATGATGAACGGCGCCAGCGAACTGGTGTGCGTGGCCGTCAAGCCCACCGGGCCGGGCAGCACAGCGGGCATGAGCGACTACGAGGACGCGCTCAACAAGCTGCGGGACCAGCCGCGCGTGGCCATCGTCGTGCCCTGCACCGGCCAGCAGCCGATCCACCAGCTGGTCTACCAGCATGTCATCTCGCAGTCGGAGAACCGCTTCGAGCGCCGGGCCATCGTCGGCATGGACGGTACCGTCACGCCGGTACCGTCGGCGCAGCGGATCCTCAACGCCCAGAACCTCTCGAGCAACCGCGTCGCCCTGGTCAGCCCGGCGAGCTTCAAGTACTACGCCCCGGAGCTGAACAACGAGATCGTGCTCGGCGGGCAGTTCATGGCCGCATCGCTGGCGGGTATGACGGTGTCGATGAGCTTCGCCCAGCCGCTGACTCACAAGCGCATCACTGGCTGGTCCGACATCGGCGAGATGCTGCGCGAGGGCGAAAAGAGCCTGGAGAGCCAGAACGGCCTGATGGTGGTCGAGAAGACCCGCCGCCAGATCGTGCGGGTCCGCCACGGGGTGACGACCGACCCGACTGACTTGATCAGCCGCGAGTGGTCGGTCACCGGCCAGCAGGACGCGCTGACCTACCGGATCCGCGACTACCTGGAGTCGGCCAAGCTGATCGGCCAGCCGATCTACGACTACACGCTGGTCAACGTCAAGGCCTCGGTCGAGGCGGCCCTGCAGAGCCTGCTGCGCGACGGCCTGCTGGTCGACTACGCGAGCCTGAAGGTCCGCCAGCTCAAGACGAACCCGGACGTCATCGAGGTGACGTTCAGCTGGCAGCCCGCCTTCCCGTTGAACTACATCGTCGTCCGGTTCGGCATCAGCCTGACCAGCGGCGAGATCTCGCTCGGCGACACCGCCAATATGGCCGACTTCAGCTCGGCCGGTGGTATCGGCACCCCGGCGATGATGGCGACCGGCGCCTTCGGCGGTTCGTCCAACACCCTGCAGGCCATCTGACGAATCATGAACTGAGCCCGGAGGTTTCACAGTGGCCATCCCGAACACCCGCGTTGGCGGTAGTGGGTACACCACCCTGCTGTACCAGGGCCAGCGACTGGCCTACCTGCAGGTCATCCAGGACACGCCGCCGACCCCGGTGGCGACCGCCCAGGCGGTCCAGCCGATCGACGAGCCGGTGCCGCTGGAGATCGTCACCGCCGCAGCCGTCGGCGTCGGCACGCTGCGCATGACGTTCTACGAGCAGTGGATCACCCCGGTGTGGGCGACACTGCCCGGCCTGGAGGGCACCAACAACCTGCTGGACGTGCTCAAGCGCCAGCTGACGCTGGGCAACATCGTCATGCAGAAGATCGTCCGCAGTCCCAGCGGGATGTACCGGGCCCGGGTCTACCACGGCGTGGTCATCACCGACATCGACGAGGGCGAGAACATCAACATCGGCACCATGACCCTGCCGAAGACGATCACCGCCCAGTACTGCTACACCACGCCGGTGTAGTCACTGCTGTGCTACCATAGGGGCGCTTTCCCTTTCCGACAGCGGGCCGGGCGTCAGTCAAAGAACTGGCGCCCGGTCTTTTTGAGCTGGTATAGTCTTCGTTGCACCCCCTCGGGGTGCTCCTTCCTGTCTCGTGCAGCTGACCGGGGCACCGGCTCCACATGGGGCCGGTGCCCTGTCAAATGCGGGCACCTGTTGAATCGCCCCGCCCCGACGCCTGAATGGGTGAGGGAAGGAGACACCGCATGAAGATCACCACCCAGGCTGAGCAGTACCTGCTGCCGACCCCCGACACCGGCCGGACGGCCGCCGTCGACCCCGACTGGGTCGACGACATCTGCCGGGGACCGCGCATCCATGCCGGACTCAACAACACCGTCGCCGGTACGGAGGGCGATCGGTGACCGCCTACGTCCCCGAGCCCGACCTGCCGCCGCCGAACTTGAGCAGCGGGGATCTGCAGCCCCCCAAGCCCATCGGCGGCATCGCCGACCCCGTGCCGCCGCCGGTTCCCCAGCCCGGCGCCGAGGAGCAGGAGCCGCCCCAGCCGCCGGAGGAGGAGCAGGTCACCGAGCTGACCGACGAGGAGCTCGGGCTGTTCCGGCAGCTGATGACCGTCGGCCAGCGCTCCAAGACCATCGACGTCATGGGGCACTCGGTGACCATCCAGAACCTGCGGGTCTGCGACGAGATGCTCATCGGGCTCCACACCAAGCCCTACGACGACACCAAGGCCGCAGCCCGGGCCTTCCAGCTGGGGGTGTGCGCGGCCGGGATCCGCGCGATCGACGGCCAGCCGCTCTACCAGCCCCTGGCCCCGGCGACCGACGAGGAGATCTTCAGCAAGAAGGTCGAGATCCTGCGCGACTACTACCCGGTGGTGATCAGCCAGATCTACCGGGCCATCATGGACCTCGACACCGAATTCGTCGAACTGGCAATCAAACTGGGAAAAGTCAAAGGCTAGACGAGCGGACGGAAGCGGAGATCCGTCTGGCCTACGCACAGGGCCTGCTGTCGCGGCCCGGCATCAACCGCTTCCAGCACTTCGCGCTCAAGTACGCCCTGTGGCTGGACCGGATGCTGACCGACAAGTCGATGCTGGCGGGCATCGAGCTGCTGTGCTTCAACCTCTCGCCGGAGCGCTGGCAGGAGGTGTACATGGGCCAGCCCCACAGCCAGATCTCCAGGCCCCTCGAGGAGGAGGAGGAGGAGATCCCGATCACCGACATCGAGGAGCTCGACGCCTACTACCGCAACCTGGAGCGCCAGCGCGTCATGCACGGCGGCTCCGTGCCGGACCCCAATTACGGTGTGCCAGAACCACAGTGGGGTGAGTGGCAGTGACCCAGCCAACCTTCAACTTCCAACAGGGCGACGACTTCGTCGTGGCCCGCCTGGTCATCGACGTCCCCACCGAAGGCGTGGCCAGCCTGCGCGAGCTGACCCAGGAGATCGAGCGCTTCCGGGTCGGCGCCGAGGCGGCCGCCCGTGCCCAGGACGACTTCGTCCAGTACCTCAACCAGACCGCCGAGATCGCCCAGCGCGCCGCCGAGGCCCAGGACGCCCTGCTGCAGCGCATGCAGCAGTTGCTGGGCATGCAGGGCGGCGGGGGAGCCATGCCCGCGCCGCTCAACGTCACGGTGCCCCACGGCTACACCGACCCGTTCAGCGGTGCCCAGGCCGGGATGGGCCGGGAGGCGGCAGCGGGTGCGCCCACGGTCCAGGAGGTGCAGGCCCAGCTCGACCAGCTGCGCGACAGCGATCCGCGCACCTACCTGAACATGCAGGCGGCCCGGGGCAACCTGCGCACCGGCGACATCCCGGCCGAAAGCCCCACCGATCAGCAGCTGCAGGAGACGGCCAGCCGGGTCCACCAGCGCGAACAGCAGAACCTCCAGTACCACCAGCAGAACCCACCGGCACTGCCCACTCCGCGCACCGGCGATCCGCTGATGGACTGGCAGCAGCGCATCAGCGGCGGCCTCGGGCTGGCCAACCAGGTCGTCAACGAGACCGGGGTCGGCGGCTCACTCACCGGCATGCTCGCCCACGGCGCCGGGTTGGCCATGAGCGCAGCGGCCGCCGGTGGCCTGCAGGGCGGCGCCCTGGCCAACATCGCCAAGGGGCTGGGGATCGCCGGTCTGGGCATCAGCGCCGGGCTCGGCGCCTACGGGCTGGTGCAGAACGTCGGCGAGACCTACCAGGGACTGAAGAACTTCGGCATGGTGCGTGGCGGCGGCGCCGCCGAGGGCCTCGGCTACGAATACTCCATCCGCGCGATGGCCATGAGCCCGTTCCTGACCACCGAGCAGAGCCGCCAGATCATCCAGTCGGCACTGACCGAGGGCTACACCGGCAAGACCTTCGAAACCGTCACCGCTTTCATGGCCCACAACCTCAAGGAGATGAACCTGCAGGTCGCCGACTCGGTCGAGCTGCTGCGCAAGAACATCTACGAGGGCGGCCAGAGCATCGAGGGCCTGGCCATCAACCTCGAATTGATCAAGGGGCTGTCCAAGGAGGGTGCCCGCAGCCTGCCGGAGCTGATGGGTAGTTTCAAGGACACCAGCTCAATGCTGATCTCGCGCGGCATGGCGGCGCCGGTGGCCGAGAAGGCGGCCATGGTCGCCGGGCAGATGTACAGCAACGACACCTCGATGAAGGGGGTCGGCGAGACCATCGTCGGCGCCATGTCGTCCCCGGAGAACCTGGCGATGATGCGGGCGGCCGGGATCATCAAGGCCCCGCCCGAGCTGCTCAACACCGCCCTGCCGATGTCGATGAGCGAAGAGCTGCCCAGGGCCGCCCAGGAGGGGTTGCGCCGTTGGGCCATGCAGTTTTACGAGTCCTTCGGCCGCCCCGCTCCCGGCAGCGCGGCCTTCAACAACGCCGCATCGCTGTTCCACCAACGACTGATGGCGATGGGCGTGCAACTCGAGCCCAACAAGGCCAAGCAGCTGTTCGCCGACCTGGTCAGCGGCCGCGACATCGCCGGTGAGGCCGAACAACGGGTCGAGCAGGAGACCGCCGAGAGCATGCAGGTGCAAAAGCGCGGCTTCTGGGAGAAGATCGGACGCAACGTCTCCGAGAGTTGGGGGGCCCTCGGCAGCCAGATCGCCGACAGCGTGCGCACCGGCGCGGCCAACATCGGCTCGTTGGTGACGGGCAAGTGGAATGAAATCCCAGGCAGGACACAGGAAGCCAACCAGCGCAGCTGGGACCGGTGGTTCGGACAGAGCCCAAAGAGCGGCGACTACCATATCCGGGCGCTCGATCCGGTTCTGGAGGAGTACGGCCCCGGCGGCCTGGAGTTCCTCGACCCCAGCGGCAAGTCCGTCAAGTTCGACCCGAACAACCGGGAGTTCATGGAGCGAATCAGCAAGGGCGATGTCAAGATCCGCCCCAAGGGCAGCACTGGCGCTGGCATGACACTCGAGCAGATGTCCGGCGGCGGTGGCGGCAATGTCCGGGACCGCGTCACGCAGGTGCAGGGCAACGTGACGATCGACCTGTCGCCGGACGCCCGCAAGCTCATCCAGGTCCAGGGCGGCAACACCGTCCGGCTCACCCCGCACGAGTACAAGGCCAACGCCGGGTGGGGGGACGCCACACCCAACAACGCCCCGCCCGGCGAGTCGCCGATCACCCGTGGGAGGAGTGGCTGGTGACCTACCCACTGTCGACGATCCCCGCCGCCACCGGCGGCAACAACCCCTACCGGGGCATCTGCACGCTCGAGTACAAGGGCAGGGTGGTGCGCTTCCGCACCAACCCCAACGAGGTCCGGTGGTCCTACCGGCTGCACACCGCCGTGGAGAACACCTACGGGGGCCGGGTGATTCAGATCCTCGGCGCCAAGATCGAGGACCTCAGCGTCATCGTCGAGTGCGGCCGGGGCGGATGGCCCTACCTGCGCCAGATCGTGTCGTTCATGCGCGACTGGATCAACGATCAGCGCTCCAGCGACCCCGGCACGTTCTGGTACTCCACCCGAAACTGGCGGCTGAAGGTGTTCGCCCATTCGGTGCCGTTCATGGACACCGTCACCGCCACCACACGGCCGATCGAGCTGCGCTTCAAAGTCCAGGAGGACGTCAGCGGCATCCAGACCTCGATGGCGCTCAGCTACGAGCTGCAGCGCCTGCAGGACGGCATAGGATTCCGCAAGAGCCAGTACAACAGCAGTATGGGCGGCTGGCTCAACCAGCAGCAGACCCCAAACTGGTTCTCGCCGTTGTCGATTCCGGGCAACCTGCTCAACAGCGGCGTGGGCAACCTCGTCACCGACACCCTCGGCCAAATCGGCGTCCCCACACCCTAAAGGGTGGAGGGAGATACCACGATGGCCGAGTTCGCGAGCAACTGCCCGATCAGCTGGCCGATCAGGCTGCCCGGTATCCGGGCCGACGTCGACTTCGGCGGCTTCAAGTTCAGCTACCAGCACGGACTCATCTTCGAGCCCGAGGAGGAGCCGGTGCCGATGCGCACCCCGCCGATGGCCAGGTAGCACGGGATGTCGTTCCTGTACATGCGATCCCCGACCCTGGGGGTCAACCTCAAGCTCAACTGCACGTCGTTCCAGACGATGCTGTACTCCGACGTCATCACCGTGCAGACCAAGCGCATGGCCCAGCACTTCCCAGTCAAGGCCCAGCACCCGTCGGTGACCTTCGACTTGGTATTCCGCAACGAACCCGAGTACGAGGCCTTCCAGCGGTTCGTGCGGGCCCACCAGCTGGCCGCGCTGCGCAGCTGGCCGCAGCCCGAGGTGGTGCTGTGGTGGCCCGAGCGTGACATTACCAACTGGACCGGCATCATCAAGCACATCGACGCCGGGGGCAAGCGCTTCAACCCCGCGCCCCGGGCACGACTGGAGGTCGAACTGGTCGACTCGGTCTACTCCAAGCGCACCGAGCTGGCCAGCATCGCCGCCACCTTCTGGACCGTCGCCGGATACGGCTCCCCGTCCGGGATACTGCGGCTGCCGTCGCTGGCGGTCGAGATGGCCTTCGAGGCCATGGGGATCGGCACCACCTTCGGGGGGCCCACCTCGGTGTTCGGGGGGCCGCGATGACCAGCCCCGAGCAGCAGCAGCAGCGCGGCGAGGCCAACCAGGATCCCGGGCTGCACATCAACATCGACCCGTTCGCCATCCCGGAGATGCGGACGCTGGTCTACAGCCCCGACGTCCGCATCCTCATCGGCCACGGCATGCGCCAGTACGACGTCTCCAGCGACATCGTGCGCATGACCCTGATCCGGCGCGAGGACGCCGCCTCGACGGCCTTCATCACACTGGCAAACAAAAAGGGGCGCTACAACAGCGCCAACATCAAGCCGATGGACCGGATCTACATCGAGATGAAGCGCGTCCGGTGGGTCCCGGTCTTCACCGGCTACCTCGACACCGTGCCGTTCCGCCAGATCTACCCGGGCGTGGTGACGCTCAAGGCAACCTGCACGCTCAAGCGCCTGCTGCACACCTGGTGGAACCCGGCCCTGCCGGACTCGCTGGCCCTGTTCAACCAACAGGGCATCATGGCGGCCACCGCCGGAGACGGCGAGAACCTCGTGCGCGACGGCGGCATGGGCTCGATGCTGCGCCAGATCCTCATCCGGGTCGGCAACTGGCGGCGCGACCAGATCCACATCGAGAACTTCCCGGTGCGGTTCTACGACTTCCTCATCAGCAACTGGCACCTCAACCAGGGTGCCAATCAGGCTGCCGTGCACCGGTTCCGGCGCCTGCTGCTCGGCGACGACATCTCCGGCGGCGCCGGGATGTACGCCAGCTACAACTCCGGTGCCGGATCACCCGGGGCGTACGGGCTCGGCCAGGAGTTCTACGTCGCCGAAATCATCGCCGCAGCAGACGAATTGGGTCTCGGCCCGGTCACCCGTGACCTGTCGACCGCTCAGCAGATCGCCCAGGCCGCCGCCGCCGGTCAGGAGGGCATGCTCAATCAGAATCGCGAGGCCTGGGAGAAGATGAACGAGGTGGCGGCCGAGATGCGCACCACCGTCATGAACAACGACGGTGCGGTGCTCGGGGTCGCCTGCGCGATGGCCGAGTCCGGCCTGCGCAACCTGGCCAACCTCGCTGTTCCCGACAGCCTGAACTTCCCCAACGACGGCCTGGGCCCCGACCATGACTCGGTGGGGCTGTTCCAGCAGCGCAACTTCGACGAGTGGGGTACCGTCGCCCAGCGCATGAACCCCCGCCAGGCCGCGCGCATGTTCTTCAGCAAGCTCGCCCAGATCGAGGGTTGGCGGAATATGGACCCTGGACTGGCGATCTACAAGGTCCAGCGCGGCGGATCGCCGCAGTACTACAGCGGTTTCATCCCCGAGGCCCAGAAGATGGTCAGCGCCTACCGCGAGGCCAACCAGGGACTTACGACCACGATCACCAGCGCCCCGGGCGTGGGCGGGGCGGTCAGCGCGGTGGCCGGTGCCGCCGGTGTCGATGTCGGCAACGTCGCCGCCCAGGCCATCACCACCGTCACCCAGAGCGGCATGGACCCCAACGCCATCCGCGAGCGCTTCGGCAAGCCGAACCCCGACTCCGAGGGCGCGGTGCAGACCGCGCTGATGCAGCAGGGCAAACCCTACCTGTGGGGCGCGGCCGGACCGGACGCCTTCGACTGCTCGGGGCTGTTCTACTACTCGTTCCGCGCGATCGGGATCAACATCGGCCGCACGACCTACAACCAACTGGCCAACGGCATCCCGGTCCCAGCGGCGGGCATCCGGCGCGGCGACCTGGTGTTCCCCACCCCCGACCACGTCATGATGTACCTGGAGCCCGGGGTGTTCCTGCACTCGCCCCAGTCCGGCGACGTGGTGCGTGTGGTGGCGATGCCCATCGACCTCAACAACGTCGCAGGCATCCGCCGCTTCGCCGAGAACGGCGGCCCCGACCCCACCGCGCCGCGCGGATACCCACCGGCCATGGGCCCCGGCATGTCCCCGCTGACCGGCGGCATCTCCGGGTCGGGCACCGGCGGCTCCCACAGTGAGCCGATCGCCCGAAACCTGTTCAGCTACATGTTCGATCCGGGCATGTTCGTCAGCCCCGTCGCCGAATTGTGGGGCGCCAGCGGCGGATTGAAGGACTTCATCGACTCCCAGCCGCTGATCAAGATGATCAGGGCGATCTGCGCGGCCAGCCTGCGCAAGTTCCAGTCGGCCCCCAACGGCGACTTCATGGCCTACTACCCGGACTTCTTCGGCCTCGACGGCAAGAAGGCCGTCCTGCGGCTGGAGGACATCGAGCTGAAGAACTGCTCGATCGACTTCAGCGACGACAACCTCACCACCCACGTGTACGTGGCCGGTGACGTGACGATGATGGGCTACGAGCCCGGCATCCTGCAGTGGCTCGACAGCTCCGGCGTGGCCACCGTCGAGCAGGAGTGGCTGTTCCAGCGGCTGCGCAACATCGGCCTGGGCGACCACGAGGCCATCGACGGGCAAACCCTCATGCGCCACTTCGGTGTTCGGCCGTTCAAAATGACCGCGCCGATGGCGGGCAGCCACGAACTGGAGTTCCTGCTGGCCTGCCAGATCTTCATGGAGAAGTGGGCCCAGCAGTACGAGACCAAGGTGTCGTTCACCTTTATGCCCGAGCTGCTGCCGGGCATGCGCATCCAGCTCGGCGACCACAACCTGCAGGTCTATGTGTCCGAGGTCATGCATGACATCGACTTCGAGCGCGGCTTCAGCACCAGCGCAACCGTGATGGCTCCGTCCAACCCCAGGGCCGGGACCCTGATGGAGCGGCTGGGCAATACCGACATCGGCCCGGACCTGAGTCCCGGCAACCTCATCAAGGAGTTCCTGCCCTGAGGAGTTCCTGCCCTGTTGACTTCCTCCCCTCCCTGAAGGGAAGGGATTCCAACCGTCGCCGGTTGGGTTTCCTGCTTCACTGCCAGTCGCCTGCCCGAGAGGACTCTCGTTGAGGTCTTACACCAGCTCCACAGGCGTTTTACCTCTCCGCCAGCCCGGCGGCGAGGATGTTCTTCGCCGCGTTCACGTCCCGGTCATGGGTTGCGCCGCAGGCACATACCCACTCCCGAACGTTGAGCGGCATCGACTCTTGCAGGGTCCCGCATTGAGAGCACAGCTTGGAACTGGGGAAGAACCGGTCGACCGTGACCAGTTCCCGCCCGTACCAGGCGGTCTTGTACTCCAGCATGCCCCGCAGCTCACGCCAGCTCGCATCGGAGATGGCGCGGGCCAACCGCCTGTTCTTGACCATGTTGCGGACGGTCAGGTCTTCCACGGCGATCACTTGGTTCTCGCGAACAAGCCGTGTCGTGACCTTGTGCAGGTGGTCTCTTCTGCGGTCGTTGATCCGCGCGTAGACGCGGGCCACCTTCAGGCGGGCCTTGGCCCGGTTGTTCGAGCCTTTGGCCTTGCGGGCGAGTGCCCGCTGGGCCTTGGCCAACTTGCGCCGGTCGGCACGCTCATGCTTCGGGTTGACGATCTTCTCCCCGGTGGAGAGCGTCGCCAGCGCCGTGATCCCGACGTCCACGCCGACGGATCGGTCTACCGGGGCAAGCGGTGCGATCTTCTCCTCAACCAGGATCGACACGAACCAGCGGCCCGCCGCGTCCCGGGAGACGGTCACCGTGGACGGCTCGGCCCCTGCGGGGAGTGGGCGGGACCACACGATGTCCAGCGGGTCGCCCATCTTCGCCAGCGTCAACCGGCCGTCCCGCCAGCGGAACGCGGACCGGGTGTACTCGGCGGAGGCGCGGGACTTCTTCTTGCTCTTGAACTTCGGGTACTTGGCCCGCTTCTCCCAAAAAGCGACAAACGCGGCCTGCAAATGCCTAAGCGCCTGCTGGAGTGGCACGCTGGAGACCTCGTTGAGGAACGCCAGCTCGGGCGTCTTCTTCCACTGCGTGAGCGCTGTGGAGGTCTCCACGTAGGAGACCCGGCGGCCCTCTTGGGTGTAGGCGCGGGTCCGCTCCTCCAGCGCCTTGTTGTAGACAAGGCGCACGCAGCCGAACGTCCGGAGCAGTTCTTCGGCCTGCTCGGGGGTCGGGTAGAAGCGGTACTTGTACGCCCGCTTCACAATCTGCGCCATGCCTCACATTCTGCCAAAAGATCAGTTAAGAACGATTTAGGGAAGGGAGGGAGGCGCTTCCTCCCCCGCCTGAAGGCGGGGGTCTCCGCGCCAAAAGTTCGATGACCTCGCCGATGGAATCGAGTATGCCGCAGCCGGTGGCGATCACCGAGGTGGACCTGCAGAACCGGGTGGCCAAGGCGATGACGCGGCGCCGCAGCATCGTCCAGATCGACCTGCGCTACCCGGTCGGCAGCACCACGGTCATCCCGGCGGTGGGGGAGCAGTGGTTCGTCACCCGCGAGAACGCGCTGTACTACCGGCTGGCCTCCAAGATCCCGTTCAATCCGCCCGAGCAGCTCACCCGGGCCGCCGAGGGCCAGGTGCACGTCGGATCCAGCGGCCCGCTGGAGCTCAACGGCTCGCAGGTCAACGCCAACGCCCCGATCCGGCTGGCCACCTACGCCACCGACGAGCTGCCGGACCCGGCCGGGCACGCCGGGCAACTGGTCTACGACACCGACCGCATGACACCGGTGTACTCCGACGGTACCGCCTGGGCCCCGGCGGGCACCGGCGCCGCAGTCACGGACGCTCCGCAGACCCCGAGCTCGCCCGGCACGCCGGGGCAGATCGCCTGGGACAGCACCCACCTGTACGTCTGCATCGCGCAGGACACCTGGCGCAGAGTGGCCCTGAGCAGCTGGTGAGGCTGTCAGGGCCGCTGTGCGGACCCAGAAATGGGGAGGAGGCACTGGGGTGACGTACTCGCTGGCAATCGCCGACGGCGACCTGGTTCAGCAGGGGTCGCAGCTGCAGATCGTCCATGGCATCGACAAACTCAAGCAGGACCTGCAACTGTGGGTGCTCGAGCGCTTCGGCGGCGACCGCTTCCACCCCGACATGGGGTCGATCCTGCAGGACATGATCGGCGGCATCATCACCCCCGCCACCCAGGTCGAGATCGCCAATGAGATCGAGCGCGTGCTGGACAACTACCAGCGGGTGCAGTTCAAGGCGCTCAAGGAGAACCCGCAGCTATTCTCGACTACCGAGCTGTTGTACTCCATTGACGACATCTCGGTGAAGGTCTACTACGACCGCATCGAGGCCACGGTGCGGGTGCGCAGCGCCGCCAACGAGCAGGCCTACATCACCTACGAGCAGAGGGTGTAATGAGTCGGACGCCATCGGAGATCTCGGCCCGCATCCGGGCACAGCTGGCCATCACCGCGCCAGGCCTGTCGCTGGAGCGTGGCACCCCGGAGCGCAAGATCATCGACGCCTGCGCCGAGGCGATCAGCGAGGCGGCCGTCGACCAGTACCTGCTGGGCTCGATGTTCGACATCGACAGCAAGGTCGGCATCGAGCTCGAGCAGTTCGTCGGCATCTTCGGCTACGGCCGCCTGCAGGGCAGGCCCGCCCAGGGCATCGTGCGGGTGACCCTCAACACCCCGGCCACCCAGGACTACGAGATCCCGCTGGGCACCCAGTTCTACACCAAGGCCGGGGTGACCGGCACCGAAAACGGTGGCCAGCCGCTGTATTTCGCCTCGACCGAGGCGGTCGTCCTCACTGCCGGGAGCCAGTCGGTCGACGTGCCGGTGCAGTGCACCGTCCCCGGCACCATCGGCAACGTCCCGCCGGACACCGTGACCTACATCGGCACCAGCATCGGCGCCGGGAGCGCGACCAACCTGACCGCCATGACCGGCGGGGTCGACACCGAGACCGACGCCGAGCTGCGCCAGCGCTTCAAGGACACCCTGCTGCGCAACATCGCCGGGACCGTCGACTACTACAAGGCGCTGTGCCTGCAGAACGAACGGGTCAGCCGGGTGGCGGTGTTCGGGCCGGTCGAGCTGTGCCGCACCCAGATCGAGGTCCCCCAGAACACCATCCCGGACCTGCTCTCCTACCTGGGGCTGTCGAGCACCATCCGGTACGTGTGGCCCGAGATGCACTCCTGCTACAGCAATCTCGGTCAGGAGGACCAGGTCTTCTACTCGCCGCTGTACGACTACACGCTGGGCAGCGGGAGCACCCCGACCTTCACCCGCGTCAGCAGCGGCGACCTGGAGCCCGGCCAGGTCGTCGACCTGGAGTTCCAGTACACGCCGCGCTGCAGCCGCAACGACCCGGTCAACGGGGTCACCAACAAGATCGACATCTTCGTCGACGGTGTGGAGTCCGCCCGCGTGACGGAGAAGACGATCATGACGTCCACTGCGCTGTCGGCAAATCCGGCTGACCGGTTCTACATCGGCAACTTCGAGCGCGTCGGCTCGGAGGGCCAGCCGGAGGCCACCAACCGGTTCATGCGGCTGGGGTCGGTGCCGATCGTGAGCTTCCCCTCGACGATCACCGTCGGCAACGTCGTCTACAGCCAGGGGGTGCACTACCACCTGGTGCGCGACACCACCCTGGTCGGGGGGAGTCACCTGGAGATCTCCGGTATCGAGTGGGAGTCGTCCGGCCCGTCGAACGGCACCGAGCTGACGGTGACCTACATTTACAACCGCGTGCCGGAGATGCTGGCCCACCTGATGAGCAGCGCCAAGCAGATCGGCAGCGACGTGATGGTGCACCAGGCCAAGTTCCGCTACATCCGTCCCTGCCTGTCGGTCCAGTACGACCGGGCCTACGCCATCCAGACCACCAACAACGCCATCGGCGAGCGGCTGCGGGCACACTTCACGGCCATGACCTTCGGCAACCACGTCCGCGTGTCGAGTCTGTGCATGGCCGTTCAGCAGGTGCTCGGCGTGGTCGACGTCAAGCTGACCACCTCGGCGGAGGCGCCGGACGCCTACGGCATCCAGGTCTACAACGGCCCCACCGACCCGACCCCGGCTGCGGTATACACCAATGACTTCCGACTCGACGACGAGTCGGTGCCGGTGTTCATGGACGTCGTGATCCTGCGGAAGGCGGCCTTCTGATGGCCACCTCCGACCCGTTTCCGATCATCGCGCCCCGCTCGACTGAGCGGCGTTTGGACCACTTCGACGAGAGCGTCTACCGGCTCGACAACACCACGCTGCTGTACAAGTTCGTCGACGCGCTGTGCGGCACCGCCGGGGCCGGGGCGCTGGTCAACGAGGCCATGCTCGCCCGCTTGTCCGGTGCCCTGGAGACGATCTACTTCAACGAGCTGGACTTCATTTTCGGCAGGATCCACTTCCTGTCGCGGTCCCCAGCCGAGAGCTACCCCTACAACCCCAGCACCGACATGCTCACCAGCGAGCAGTGGGACGAGGTGCGGGTCAAGGACGCCTGGTACCGGCAGCGGCTGCGCGAGTTCTTCCTGGCCTGCACCAAGGGCTCGACGGTGGAGGGAATCCGCACCTGCGTGCACGCGGCGCTCGGGGTCGACGCCGACATCTACGAAGTCTGGCGCCACATCGACAATTTCGGCATCACCGCCGACCTGGGGCGCGCCGAGCAGCCTGCCCGCAACGAGGTGGTCGTGCGCCCGCACAAGGAGGAGCTGTCGCCGGAGGAGCTGCGGCTGCTGCGCGACATGCTGACCAAGATCATGAGCGTCGACACCGTAATCACCATCAGCACAAGCGGTTTGGCGGTGTCTACGCCGGTGCCGATCGCCTCGGCGAGCGCGACGAGCACCTACTACGAGGTGCAGAAGGTCATCACGCCGACTCCGCTCATCGAGGACCTGCCGCCGCCGGAGATGCTTCCGATCGACCTGCTGGACACCGAGCAGTGGATGTTCAGCCGCGACCCCCAGCTGGCGCCGTACGCGGCCTTCAACATCACCCAGGAGTACGGCTACTACTACCTGGTCAGCGGCGGCTCCCGCAGCCCCATCGACTCGGTCACCTACGGCACCCTGCAGGAGGACGGCACCGTCCGCCAGGAGGCGACGTTCGAAACATACGAGACCTTCGGCCAGTACACCGACTGGATCGCCTTCGAGCTCGCCGACAGTCCCGACAACTACCCCGGCGGCAAGTACGGTGTGCACCCCGACCACGAGCCTGCGATCAACCCCGACGGGACCCCCTACATCTTCCCGTTCGCCTCGCAGGAGGACTACATCCGGTCCAAGGCCACCGAGATCCACCGGCTGGGCGGCCATATCGAGGGCAACCGCTACCGGCTGCCGATCACGCCGCAGTCGCAGACCCGGCGCCAGTGGCTGCCGGAGTACGCGGTGGCATACTCGGCACCGGCGCGTGACTCCACCATCACCTCGACCCTGACGGGCCGCCGCACGATCCTGTCGCTGCCGGAGGCCCGCAACCCTGTCATCCTGCAGTGAGGGCTGAATGGCGACTTCAGAAATCGATGGCCTGTACTGGGAATCGCACTGGCCGCTCTCGCTCAAGCAGCTGCTCGACCAGGCGGCGGCCGAGCGCAGGGAGCCGACGACGGTGGTGCAGCCGCCGTCGGAGCGGCAGTGGCTGTCACAGCCCCGCCCCAGCACCGACGACACCACCGAGGTGGTGCAGATCAATTTCAAACTGCCGCTTTCGGTCAGCGAGCTGGCGTTCGAGGCGTTGCGCGTGCCGGTGCGCATCGAGGTGTGGTACCAGGACCGGCTCAACAACTGGCGTCAGGTCCTCGACCACAACCGCATGCCGGTGGCGCTGACCCTGACCAACTCCTCGGCCGCCAGCTGGTACAAGTACAAGGCCATCCTGTACCCGATCGTGGCCAAGGCGGTGCAGCTGCGGCTGACCCGGGTGCCTGACCCCACCCTGGGCAACCGGTCCTACGTGGTGGGCATCCGGAACACCCTGCTGCGCCGAAATGTCTACGACCGCAACGCCGGACGCCTGCCGTTCGAGGAGGAGCTCGACCCGGTCGGCAACATCGTCGCCAGCTATGTCAAGGACTGGGACGCCTGCCGGGCCATCGACGACCGGCCGCACACGTTCTGGCGCAGCGCACCCCAGCCCGACCACCAGGCTGTGGTCGCACTGCACCTGGACGTGCGCCGCCAGTCCGACGGTGCGCCGCAGACCATCGACCACCTCTACATCGACCCCGTCTACCACGGCCAGACGCTGAACATCTACTACTCCAACGACGATTCGGTCGGCACGCGCAAGCTCAGCCCGATCACGCTTCCGCCGGACGTCGACGTCAACACCGAGTGGCGTGCCGGGCGCGGCCGCTGGGACACCTCCAGTGGCCCGTCGGCGACCTCCTCCTACACCTTCCCCTTCCGGCTGGGACCGCTGGTGCGCCAGGATGTCTGGGTCGGCATCGAGTGGATCCCGGACTTCGACCCCCTCGACGGCCCGCCGAACAACCCGGTGCTGCTGGGAGTGACCCCGACCGACCCGGCCGAGGGGCAGTGGTGGCCGAGCATCCGCTACGACGTCGGCTCCGGCGAGATCGTGCTGACCTTCGCCGACACCGAGGGCCGCACCAAGACCTTCTCGGCGGCGATCTCGCCGATCCTCAAGCCCGGCGAGCCGCTGCGCATCGTCGTCGGCTGGCGCTACGACCCCAAGCGGGTGCTGATCTCGGTGCGCGACCGCACCGGCGCCGAGGTGGCCCACCTGGAGGACACCAGCCCGGACCTGCCCGAGTACGTCAGCCTCGACGGCCAGATGGGCTTTCAGAACTTCCGGGGCACCCTCACCAGCCACGTGGTCAAGCTGGAGGGCTACGACGGCTACGAGGCCTTCCAGGCCAATCCCTCGGTCTACGTCTCGCCGGAGCTGCTGGTGCCGGACGCCACCGGCGAGCTGCCAAGCACCACACTGGACAACGCCGTCTACGCCTGCGACTGGACGCTGCAGACCCACGGCAGCGGCGGCCCTGACGAGACCCTCTACGCCAACAAGGTCTGGACGCCGATCTGGCGCGACTACCTGACCTACCGGGGCAAGCTGTACTTCCCGCGCCCGGTCTCAGCAAAGTACCTCAAGCTGGAGTTCACCAACCTGACCGAGGAGCCCTACCCCGTCTACGACAGCGGGGTGCAGGTCACCTACGAGGTGTTCCCGGTGCAGATCCAGCAGATGGCCAGTACCGTGCACCCGGGCATTCTCGGTACCGTCGGCGGGGCGATCCAGCTCGGCGCCGAGACCGTCGCCGGGGCCTTTGGCCTCACCGGGGTCAACTGGCTCAACCCCTCGTCGGTGTCGCGGGCGATCGACCGGATCTTCGGCACCACCATCGAGCCGATCACCGTCACCACCGGGGCGCCGATCAGCTACTCGCAGCTCCCGGCGTCGGTCGGCAGCGACATCGTCGACACCGTCCGCACCGAGAAGTCCAACGCCTACATCTACCGTCGTGACGCCCTGGACCCCACCAGGATGGCGGGATACACGATCCTGGACTGGCTGCACGACTGGGGTGCGACGATCAGCCACAGCCTCGCCTCGACGTTCGGGGCCCTCGGCGATTCCTTTGTCCCGCTGATCAACTGGGTGCAGCAGCCGGTGGCCCTGCCGATCCAGGGCCTGGACTGGTGGATCTTCCCCGGCGCGACCATGATCATCCCGGCCGCCATCATGAACGGCCTGACCGCGCTGACCCAGGTGGTGCTCGGCCGCAAGCGCACTACCGAGGTGCGCATGCGCTTCACCACGACCTCGGTGCACCGCTACGAGCGCAAGACGGTTGTGCGCGACGCGGCCATCGCCTATTTCGCCGGGGTGCGCGAGGTCCGGGCGCTGTCGACGGCCCACATCGACTACCAGGACCCGCCGCTGTTCGACTTCGGCACCTACAACCCCGACCACTGGGTGCTGCAGCACACCCGGGCACTGGACTCCGGGCCGATCACCACCACTCGTAGGGTCTACGAGATCCTCAACCCCGGCTTCGATTTGAGCCTGGCCAACTGGTTCGTCCCCGAGGGGCACCCCTGGGAGCGTGACGGCGCGATGGGCCGCTGGCACTGGGGTTCGCTGACCATCGCCCCCGACGGCGAGGAGCACTACGTGCTGTCGGCGCCGTTCGACGTCGAGCCGGGCGACGAGATCGAGTTCTCGTGCTGGGTGCGCTGGCGCGACCTGGTCGCCGCCGACGGCGAGGCCGCCATCGCCTTGGCGGTGACCGCTTACGGCGAGTCCGGCGAGCTGGCAACCGATGTCGTCGCCGACGTCACCTACCCCGACTGGTCGGCGGTGCCCTACAGCCACACGCCCCCGGACGACGAGGAGGAGGAGGGCGACCCACCGGCCGAGGACTGGATCAAGCTCACCGGCACCTGGGTCGTGCCCGAGGGCGCCACCCGGGCCCGTGTCCGGCCGGTGGTCACCGGCCACGCCAGCGCCGGGCGGGTGTGGTTTGACACCTTCCGGGCCGAACCGGCCGTCGAGGTGCTGGCCAGCGCCTACAAGGAGATCATCACCACCAGCAGCTTCGCCAAGCTGCGCTGCGACTTCCGGGACTCGGGGCTGGTGCGCTCGGATGCGATGTGGGCCCGGATCGATCCGCTGGCGACCGGCATCGACAACCTGCAGCTGGCCTACTACGTCTCGACGATCCCCGAGGGCGCCCCCAGCGGCACCTGGGGCGACACCCTGGGCACCTGGGGCGACCAGCGCGTCACCTGGGGCTCGCCCCGGTCGCAGGTGTCGATCACCGTCGACCCCAACCGCGTTTTCGACGGGCGGCGGGCCCTGAAGTTCCGGCGCGCCCCGGGCGCTGGCGAGGCGGGCATGCGGATCGTGCAGACCACTAACATGATCTCCGGCGCCGTGGCGCGGCTGTGTGCGGTGTTCTACCGGCCGTTGCGCAACAGCAACGAGATCCTGCTGCGGCTGCGCCGAATGAGCGACGGCGTCTACGTCCACGAGGAGATCATTCCCAGTCCGCCGGTCGGCTACTGGCACACCCACCAGGGGCAGTTCTTCGAGCTGCCGGAGGGGGAGCAGGCCTACTGGATCGAGCTGACCACCTCCGGGGACGCCGAGGACGAGCTGTACGTCTCCGACCTGTACACCGAGGTCGCCCACATCCGCTACTTCATGCGGCTGGGCGGGGCCGACCAGCCGCTGCACGAGGTCACCGAGCTGCGCTACGCCGACAGCGCCCAGATCACCGCGACGACGCCGGTCAACGAGTGCGTGGTGCAGCTGGCCATCCTCAGCCCGCAGGCCTACGCCTACGGGTGCACGATCATGCCCAGCTACCTCAAGTAATCCGGCGCCAACTATGGGGGTGTCAGCGAACGGAGGAGGGGCCGGGCTGGCCTGAACCCGTGGGCTAGACCGGCATCTGGCGCCGCAGCGCCTCGATCCCGGCCTCGGTGATCGTGCAGACCATCCGGCGCCGCCCGGTGCGGTGGCTGTGCCGGGTGAGGTCCCGGCCGTCGCGGCGCACCGGCGCGATCAGCCCGGCGTCCCGCAGATCCGAGCAGCGGCGGCGGTGGCCGTCGTCGGCCAGGTCGAACCCGGCGGCCAGCATGGCCTCCTCGTCGGTCAGCCCCTCGCCGTGCGACAGCACGTCCTCGGCGTAGACGGCCAGCAGCGCCATGCGGATGCTCTGGCGGGCCGCGCTGTCGCCTGCGGCCTCGGCGCTGGTTGCCGGGTCGGTGGCCCGGACCCTCATCGGCCGCCCCCGAAGATCAGGTAGTCGAGGTCGCCGAGTTCGGTGCGCGACCCGGAGGTCTCGGCGCCGTAGGAGAGGGCCTCCTGGGTGCCCTGCACGGCGGCGGCGAGTTCGCGGCGCTCGTTGCAGACCGCCCACACCCGCTCCTCGACCGAGCCCTCGGTGATCAGCACGTAGGCGGTCAGGCCGTCGAGGTGCGAGTCGGCGCGGTCGATGCGGGCGTTGCGCTGCGCCAGGTCGTCATAGCTGTAGGTGGGGTCGGCGTTGATGACGTAGCGGGCGCACTGCAGGTTCAGCCCGTAGGTGCCCGCGTCGCTGCTGGCAAAGCAGGTGATGTCCGGGTCGGACTTGAAACGGTCGACGGCGGCCTGGGACTCCCGCGCAGACTGGCCGGTGCCGTAGTGCAGCACGTGCGGCACGGTCAGGTGCTTGGCCAGTGGCAGCAGCCCCAGTTCGGTCCAGTGGCAGAACAGCACGGCCTTGTCCTGGGACTCCCGGATGCTCTCCAGCAGCTCGTTGATCGTCTCGATCTTGGCCGAGTGGCGGGCGTCGATGAGGTCGGGGTGGTCGCGCACGATTTGCTGGGCCACCTCGTTGTCGCTGTGGGCCAGGGCGCCGGGGTTGATCGCGGCGATGCGCAGCGCCAGGTAGTGCTGGGTGATGGTCTCCTCGCGGTCCTTGGCCTCGGCCGCCAGGTCGGTGATGATGCCGAACAGCCGCCGCTGCTCGGGGGTGGGCTCGACCAGCACCGGCAGGCACTCGATGCCCCTGAAGCTCTCGCGGATGCCGGGGTCGGTCTTGCGCACCGCCATCGCCCGGTCGCCGATGCGGTGGCGGATGTTCTGCAGCTTGGGCAGGTTCCAGCGGTAGGCCGTGAAGACGAAGCTGCGGCCGGAGCGGCTGCGCACCTTGACCTCGCGGGCCTCGTCGGCGTAGGTGGCGACGAAGTCCTTCTTGGTGCCCAGCGGGTTGGTGGCGGGGCGGCCGTCGAGGGAGAAGACGTCGCGGAAGCGCAGCGGGTTGCCACCGACGACGGTGGCGCTCATCGGCCACACGATGGCGTGGCAGCCGTTGACGAGCCGGTCGAGGGCCTTGCGGGCCTGGTTGGGGCTGCCGTCGGTGATGACCTTGTGGGCCTCGTCGAGGACGAACAGCACGCGCCGGTCGGCGGTGATGGCCGCCAGGTCGTCGAAGTCCACGCGCAGCTTCTCGTAGTTCATCACCCAGGCCTGCACCGAGGCGTCGTGGTAACGGCGACGGCGCTCGGCGGGCCGGGGGTGGTCGTTGATGACGGCCGCCAGGCAGGCGTCGTTGGTCCAGGTGCGGCAGAGGCCGATCTTGAGCTTGCTCAGCGTGCAGCCGATGACCAGGTCAATGTCGCCGGAATCGAACAGTGCCCGGGCCCCGGCGCCGGAGACGTAGGTCTTGCCCGCCCCGGCCGACCAGTTCCAAAACCACAGCCGGTCGGTGGCGGTGGCGCCGTTGCGGGCCCGCTCCAGGGCGCGATTGAGGCTGAAGTTCTGGTAGGGGTGCAGGTTGTAGCCGGGGATCCGCAGTGGCTGGCTCCAGCGCCGGTGGGCCTCCAGGACGGGCCGGGCGCTGGGGCCGAAGACCACGGTGAAGCCTTCGTCCTGCAGCTCCTTGACGAACGGGTCGAGCATGAACAGCTCGTTGAGCACCAGGTGGCGGCTGAGCCAGTCGTCATGGCGCGCGTAGAACATCTGGGCGTCGTCGAACGGCTGGAACACCAGGCAGCCGGGGTAGTCGGGGGACTCCTCGGCGACGACGACGCGGTACAGCTCGTCGGGGGACAGTCGTCGCAGGCCCTCTTCGAGGTCATCGAGGATGACGTGCATGCTTACATCATACTGTTCCGGCTCTATAACTTCCATATATGAGAGTGACTTGCACGATCAGAAGAAAGGGTGTACACATGAAAAGCGGAAGCCCCCGAGAGCGAACCCCCGGGGGCTTCCAAATCACCTAAAGACGCGCCTTTAAAGGCGTGCCTTTAAAGACGTGCCTTCGAGTCTACCAGTCGGAGGGCGGGCCTGACAAGCCCGGCCGTCGCCCGTTAGAGGGGCAACATTCTCCCGATCCGTCAGCCAGCGCGGTAAAGGCAGGCCCGGGCGCGCATCAGAGAGCTGGCGGAATATCCCGGCCCTGCGGCATGCGAGTAATACCCGTAGCCGGACGGCGACGCGATTACCCTCCAGGTCCCCCTTGTCAGGTCCGATCCCTGCATTGTGGCGAAGACACCTGGCCTCGGTAAACGGATGGCTGTCCCTGCCCCCGACAGGGACAGCTCTGCTCCCCCCCTCTTCCTGGTGCCGGATGTGCCTGCTGAACGTAAGTTCGATGTGCTCTGACCTGCGGTTTTGCTTCTGACTCAGGCTGCTGCTGGCGGGTTGAAGAGCACCCCCTTGCAAGACCTACAGCTGTTCTATAAACTCTCCCAATGAGTCCTCTAATCAAGAGGGCCCATGGATCCAGCAAACATGAAGGACAGCTATGAGCAAATCGATGTTGCGTCTTGTCGCCGCCATGATGGCGGCCGGAGCGCTGGTTGGCGCTGGTGTCTCCTACGCCGCCGGAATCCACCAGCCCGGTGAGGTCCAGGTGGTGCCGGTCGAACGCCAGCAGAGCGACGACCTCTGGAAGGTCTTCGGCCCCGACCTGACCGTGCGCTCCAACGTGATGCCGGTCGAGTCCGGGCCGTTCGACTTCGACGAGTACGTGCGCATCATCACCGGGGATCAGCGGTGACCGGCTTCGTCGAGGACGGCGCCACGAAGCTGTGGCACGAGCTGGTTGCCCTGATCGGCCCGGCCGTGGACTCCAAGCCCCTGGGGGACTTCGAGGCCGAACGTCTGGCCGAGGTGCGCGACGAGCTCGACGAATGGTTCCGGCGCGGCGGCACTTTCGACGGCTACGCCGGTTCGGTCGCCGTCATCAACCGCAGTCACCATGACCGCCTGGCGGAGCTGGACAGGCGTGTCGCCGAGGCGCTGAAGTCCGGGCCGCCCGGCTCCGAGGAGACCGAGAAGCGGTTGCGCGCGGCGGATTTCGACTACCGGCGCGACGTCGTCGACGACCTGGCCGAGATCATCGCCAGCCAGGACCTGCGCGAGATCACGCCCCGGCGGCTGGCCGAGGAGTTGTTCGCCTACTGGGCGGGGCGCTGATGCGGGCCGTTGACGAGTCGCTGTGGCGCCAGCAGTTGACCGAGCTCGCCGAGGACGGCGACACCGGCCGCCGCTTCGCCGAGATCCTGGTCGCCTGGATCGACGAGGCCGAGCAGATCCTGGAGGCCGACACCGAGAACCGCCGCGAGGTCGCCGACGTCGTGCGCGACACCCTGGCGGTGGTCGAGTCGCGGTTCGGCCGCCTGGGCCTGGCCTTCATCTCCCAGATGCTGGTGTTGATGATCACCCACTGGGCCTTCGGCGAGCGCCTCGTCGATGGGCTGACGGCCGTCGAGCTGCGCCTGGTGCAGGAGACGCTGGTGCACAAGGTCGCCGAGCTGATGACCGATGCCGCAAAGGATCTGCAGATCGAGGAGGGGGAGAGCGACGATGAGCACGGCCAGCCCGCCGGGGGCTGAACAGCCCGCCGAGGTTCTCAAGACCGAACTGACCTTGTACTTCGGGGCCACCCTGGCGGTGACCACCAGCGCCACCGGCTACCAGGACTGGATCCGGCCGGGCACCAGTTTCTCGGTGTCCTGGAAGGGCGAGCCCACCGTCGATCAGTTGGTGCTGGCCGCCCGCCACAATTTCGAGGCCGTCGTCAGCCCGCTGCTCGACGACATCGTCGCGCTGACCCAGCAGCGGCTGATCGAGGCCCGGCGCGGTCAGCACTGATTACGACTGGACAACGACTCCTCTATAGCAAAACTTGAAGAAGTCTGTCTCGATGATGTAATATAGAGGTGTCAGAACGAGAGAGGGGGAACGAAGAGATGACCACCGCCCAGATCGACAAGGACCTCGCCGCCCTGACCGGCCTGATCGGCAACGTCAGCGTCGACGAGCTGTTCACGCAGCTGCTGGAGACCGCGCCGACCAAGCCCGCCAAGGGCGGCCGCTCCACCCAGGCGACCCGCAAGGCCGCCACCCGCAAGGCCATCGAGACCATGGATCTCGACCGGCTGATCGAGCTGCGGGACAAGATGAGCAAGATCATCGACCAGCTCGCCGACAACGAGCTCGACGACGACAAGGACCAGACCGTGCTCACCGAGGAGCGCGCCAAGGCCCTGATGCAGGAGTTCATCGACGAGCGCGACATCGACGAGCTGCTCAAGGTCCGCCGGGAGATGATCCGGGAGGCCGTGTTCGCCCACTTCGACGCCGTGGCCGAGTTGCGCGGCGAGAAGGACCCGGCCAACACCAACGGCACCCTGGAGGTCCCGGAGCTGGGGATGAAGTTCTGCCGGGAGGGCGCTGGCTACGGCACCCCGGTCGTCGACGAGGAGCGGCTGGCCGCCAAGTTGGGCGACCGCCTGGCCGAGGCCTACGAGGAGGTCTACATCCCGGCCCACACCGAGCGGCGGCTGTCGGTCGAGCGGCTGCTGAACCTGGCCCAGCAGGATCCCTCGGTCCTGGAGGCCCTGCGCGACAGCCTGGTGCCGGGCAAGCGCAAGACCCCGCGCTTCGTGGTCCGCGAGATCTCGCAGTAGGCCATGCGGCGGGGATCGCCGGAGGGTCGGTCCCCGCCGCACCCCCACTAGTGGGGTTATGATGGTTTTCAAAAACGGGTACGGAGAGGTATCAGATGACTGACGCATTCCAGGGAGCCGGTGGCCTGGCCACCGAGGATCCGGCGCCGCTGTTCAGTGACGCCCCGGGGGCGGCCTCCCGTGAGGAGGAGTCCGTGGGCCCGGTGGTCGACCTCGGCGGCGACGACGAGGATCTCGTTCTCGAGGAGGATCTCGTTCTCGAGGAGGACCAGGAGCCCGCCGCCGAGGAGCCCGCCGCCGAGGCCGGTGGGGAGCCCGGGGCGGTCGCCGAGCCGAGGCCCGAGCCCGTCCGGCCGACGCTGCCGATCCAGGACGTCCCGCTCGACGACGTCGAGAAGATGTACTCCAGCGCAGAGGTGGCCCAGCTGTTCTTCAACAAGAGCGTGCAGTGGCTGTACTGGGGCTACCGCGACAAGGACTCGTCTGGCCGCAGCGTGCAGCCGGTGTTCGTCCGGGACGACGGGTCGCTGATCGACCCGATCAAGATCGGCAAGGGCGGCCGCCGCCGCTACACCCTGCCGATCATCAAGGAGATGGCGCTGGCCTGCTACCGGCGGGGCAACCTCAAGGAGCCGGAGCTGCGCGAGGTGCTCGCCCGCATCGAGCTGGCCCGCCGGGGAGAGCTCATCCCTGGACAATGAGCGAGGAGGACCTGCTCACCAGGGCCCTCAACGAGCTCGTCGCCCGGCGCCGGGGCCAGGCGCAAGCCCATCTCCCGTACCCCTGTGATCACCCCGTCGGCCGGGCCGCCGGGGTGATCGTCTATGACGAGTTCGGTAACGCCGCCCTGGACTTCGGACCGGGCGGGCTGGCCAACGCGGTGGGGCACGCCAACCCGCAGGTGCTCTACGAGGTGCGCCAGCACCTGCACCAGTACCTCTACACCGGCGAGGACCACCTGGCCAACTCGACCGTGCACTACGCCGCCCGGCTGGCCGACCGCATCGGCGAGCCGCGCAAGGTCCTGGTGACCGCCGGGGTCTGGGAGGCCTGGCAGCTGGCCCGCCGCATCGCCGACGGCCGCCCGGTGGCCGACGAGACCCTGACCGCCATCGGCCGTACCGGCTATCTGTTCGGCTACCAGCAGCGCGACGAGCGCACCCCCGAGGTCATGGTGCTCGGCCCCGGCGCGGGCGGCGGCCTGCCGTTCGGCGCCGTCGTGGCCACCCCGGAGCTGTTCGAGCGCCTCGGCGACCTGCCGCCGCTGGCCGGGCACCCGCTGTCGTGCGCGGCCGCCACCGCCGTGCTCGACCAGGTCGGCGGCGTGCTGCTGTCGCAGGTGCGCATCCTGGGCAACGAGTTGTCGCGCGGACTCACCGAGGTCGCCGAGCAGTTCCCGGCTGTACTCCGGCCGCCCTCTGGTGTAGGGTTACTACAGAGAATTTCCACCGTAGAGCTAGAGGCGACGTCGCGATTCCGGGCGGCCTGCCGGGAACGGGGTCTGCTGACGCACCCCGACCTCACTCTCACCCCGCCGTTGACGGTGACCGCAGAGGAGGTGACCCGGGCCGTCGAGATCGTCGCCGATGTCTGCCTGGATTGGAGCTAATCGATGCGGCTTGACGACCTCGATCCCGTCGAGACGGTCATGGGCAAGCCGGTTACGGCCATGACCGCCACCGAGCTGGTCACCTACGTCCGGCTGGCCGTCGTCTACCACCACGACATCGAGCTGGCCATCGACGGCATCCGCGAGCGTTCGGTCATGCAGGGGCTGCGCAACACCTACGGCACCGACGCCGGTCGCCTGGTCAAGTGGGCCTGCTGGCATCACAAGGCCCGCGACAACCACGGCCGTCCCCTGACCATCTTCAGCTTTGCCAAGGGGCGCAAGTGGTGGCTGGACCAGCTGCACATCGAGTTGCAGCAGCACGAGAGGACCCAGCGCAGCCAGGGCGGCGCCGAGCGGCGCGCCGCCGAGGGCTTCGCCCGGCTGGGGCAGGCGTGAGCGGCGGCCCGGAGCCGGTGGCCGCCGAGGCGCTGCTGGCGCAGTACCTGTCGCTGGCCATCAACGGCGAGCCCCCGATGGGGGAGGGGCGCTCCGCCCTGGACGGCAAGGCCGTCTACCACCTGTCGCGGCCGGAGTTCAGCGGCGAGGTACTGGGGCCGTCGCTGCTGGACGGGTTCGTGTGGGTCCGCTGGGGCGGGGGCAACTACGGCCTGCACCGCGAGGTCGAACTGAGGGAGGTCAGTGATGGTGAGCAACGGGGCTGAGCAGTGACGTTCGATATCCGCTACGCCATGCTCGGCGACGCCGAGGCCGAGCGGCTCTACCGGTCGCGGCCGGAGCTTCGGGCAGGACCGGACACCTACTGCCCGACCTGCGACAAGACCGGGACCTACCGCTGGCAGGGCGGCGAGCACCCCTGTGACTGCGCCCTGCAGCTGCAGCTGGCCAAGCACTACAGCGCGGCCGGGATCGGCGTGCTCTACCAGCGCATGGACTGGGGCGACTACGGCGGCGACAGCGAGCTGCTGCAGGGGGTGCACGACTACCTGGCCAACCACCGCGCCTACGTCGGCCAGGGCATCGGCTTGCTGTTCTACGGCGACATCGGCACCGGCAAGACCCTGGTGGCCAACCTGGTGCTCAAGGAGCTGGTCAAGCTGGGCTACACCTGTTTTGCCACGACCTTCGCCTCCACTGTGGAGGCCTTCACCAGCACCTGGGGCAGCTCGTCTGAAAAGGAGTGGTTCGCAAGGCGATTCATGCACAGTCAGGTGCTGCTGCTCGACGACCTCGGCCGCGAGCTGCGCACCGGCCACAATTTGCCGCAGAGCACCTTCGACATGATCCTGCGCACCCGGGTGGCCGAGGGTCGCCCCACCATCCTGACCACCAACAGCAGCATCGCCGAGCTCGAGCAGGGCTACGGCGCCCAGGTGCTGTCGCTGCTCAAGGAGCAGTCGCTGGCCTGGCACTTCAGCGGCCAGGACTTCCGCCCCACAGCCAACCAGCGCAGGCTCAGCGAGATCAGGAACGGAGAGATCAGGCCCATTGTCTGAACTGGAGCGCAAGCTGCTCGGCTGTCTGAGCACCCCCGAGCAGATCGCCGCCGTCTGGGAGGCCGGGCTGCGGCCGGAGGCCTTCGAGGACCCCGTCTGCCGCCGGGTCTACGCCTTCGTCATCGACTACTGGGTGGCCAACCAGGCCGCCCCCACCGACTACGTGCTCGCCCAGGAGGTTCCGGGCTTCAGCCGCCCGGCCGAGGTCGAGGAGGCCACCGCCTGGCTGGCCGAGCGGCTGCAGCGGCGGTATGTGATCAACCAGCTGCAGGAGATGCTACGCCAGGCCGCCACCACGGCCATGGACGACCCGGTGGGCACCCTGCGCACCCTCTACCAGCGCAGCTACGACGCCGCCGAGGCCGTTGCGCCCCGGCTGGGCCGCTCGGACATGCGCGACCCCGAAGGGCGGCGCCGCCGCTACTTCGAACGCCAGCAGCGCCCCGGTGGCATCGGCCTGCCCCTGGGCATCGAGGAGCTCGACGCCCACACCGGCGGGGTGATGCCCGGCGAGCTGGTCGCCCTCGGCGGCTTTGCCAAGACCGGCAAGACGTTTTTCCTGGTCAACGCCGCTGTCAACCTGCGCAAGGCCGGGTACCTGCCGATCCTGTTCACGCTGGAGATGAGCGTCGCCGAGGTCGAGGACCGCATCGACGCGATGTACAGCGGGGTCAGCTACGCCCGGCTGGTGCACGGCCAGCTCACCCTCGACGAGGCCAAGGCGCTGCGGGCGGCCCAGGACGACCTCGCCGAGCGCGGCGGCATCCTCGTCGAGAGCCCCGACACCGGCGACCGCACCGTGGCCTCGATGATCAACCGGGCCCGCCGGGCGGGCGCGGACTTCGTGCTCATCGACCAGCTGTCGCACATGGAGGCGGGTTACCGCACCCGCGACCTCAAAGAGCACCACGGCGCGGTGATGAAGCAGCTGTCGACCGAGATCAGCCGCCCGGGCAAGGAGCTGCCCTGCATGATCGCCGTGCAGCTGCGCCGCCCCGAGAGCGGGGCCAGCACCACGGCCGCCCAGACCATCGAGCTGCACCACTTCGCCAACGCCGCCGAGATCGAACGTGAGGTCGATTTGGCGCTGGGCCTGACCCGCACCGCCGAGGAGCGGCGCAACAACATGATGCAGCTGCACATCCTCGGCGCCCGCCGCTCCGACACCCGCCGCTGGGCCCTGGAGTGGCAGCTGTCGGAGTGCAGCCGCATCCGGGCGCTGCAGGAGATGAGCTAGTGCGGCGTGGCATCGGCCATCTCGCCGAGCGGTCGCTGGCCCGGGAGTACCTGCGGCGGCTGGACGCCCGCGCGGTGCTGGAGCACTACGGGGCCGCCAACTGCACCGAGACGACCAACGCCCGCGACGGCACCACCGAGATCGTCCACAGCTGCCTGATCGACCGGGTCGACCCCCACCACCGCAACGGCGACCGCTACCCGAGCGCCAGCTGCAACGTCGACAAACGGCTCTACGTCTGCTACTCGGGCGGCTGGTCGGGCAACCTGTTGCGCTTCATCGCCGCCATGGAGGGCGCCGACAGCCTCGAGGACTGCCTGCCGGTCGTGGCCGGGTTCCTGGCCGGGGCGACCACCCCCACCGAGCAGTTCATCGCCGAGCTCGAGAGGCTGCTGAGCGGCTCCGGGGACCAGCGGGTCGAGCTGCCCCGGCTCGACGAGCGCGTCCTGGACGGCTGGCGGGGCCACCACCCCTACCTGGCCGAGCGCGGCATCAGCGCCGAGGCCGCCGCCGAGTTGCGGATCGGGTACGACCCGCTGGCCAACCGCGTGGTGTTCCCGCACTTCGTCGACGGCCACCTCGTCGGCTGGCAGAAGCGGGCCATCCCCGACCGGCCCGGCCGGTGGCGCGGCAGCATCGCCGCGCAACCGAAGTACAAGAACAGCCCGGGATTCCCGAAGAACGAGACGGTCTACCACCTCGATGCCGCCCGGCGGTTCCGCTGCGCCGTCGTCGTCGAGAGCCCCATGAGCGTGGCCCGGGCGGTCAGCCTGGGGCTGCCCAACGTCGTGGCCACCTTCGGGGCCAAGGTCAGCCGCGCCCAGATCGCCCTGCTCGCGGACTTCGGCACCGTGTGGGTGTGGTGCGACGGCGACCCGGCCGGGCTGGCGGCCGAGCGCAGGATCGTCGAGGGCCTCTACCGCCACACCGACGTGCGCGTGGTCGTCCCCGACGCCGACGGCCGCGACCTGGCCGACTACCCGGACCTCGACAGCGTGCTGGCCCGGCTGGAGGGGGCTGTCCCGGCGGTGCTGCGGATGCCGGAATATATGAGGAGGCACCGTTGAGCACCGAGTCCGACTACACCGAGCAGACCCTGCCCAGCGGCGAGGTCGTGCGCTGCTACGGCCCGTGCGAGCGGTTCCCGCAGGGCCGCCGCGTGCTGGCCCCGGCCAACCGGCTGCGCGACCGGCTGCAGCGGGACCAGGAGGAGCTGGGCAAGGCCTTCCGCCGGGTGCGCCAGCGCGAGCATGACCGGCTGTGCCGCGCCCGGGCGCTGCTGGACGCCGGGGAGCCCGTGCCCCACGAGAAGCGCGTAATCTAAAGCACCTCCATAGCAATTCGCTTGCACCTCTCGACAGATCCCATCACCTGATGTAGAGTCGGTGGCGGCCAAGTCGAATCGAATCGGCCAGACGAATCACAGGAATCACTCAGAGGAAGTACAGATATGCTGCGTGGACTGCAGGCGATGCGGCAGAAGGCCGAGGAGGCCAAGAGCCGTGGCGGTGACTTCGGCGGCCCCTCCCTGGGCTACTTCGGCTGGAAGGCTGGCGAGGTCAAGATCGTCCGGTTCCTGACCGACGACGTCATCACCGCCCAGATGCACGAATACATCATGTGCGCCGACGGCAAGACCAGGTCCTTCCTGATCAACCCCGAGATCGGCGACATGGTCGCCAAGTACGCCAGCCCCCAGCCCGGCCCCGGCTGGCGCCAGGACTACAAGACCAAGGACCTCATCGAGCGCAAACCGGTCACCAAGAGCATCGGCGTTGCGGTGCTGCGCGAGCTCAAGCCGCGCGAGGGCGGCAAGGGCTTCATCGTCGAGGACGCGCTGCGCGAGGTCGAGGTCGGCGGTAAGACCTACCAGGGCCGCACCTTCGGCCTGATCGTGCAGTCGTCGAGCAACTTCTGGGGTGCCCTGATCGGCGCGGTCAACCTCTACGGCACCCTGTGCGACCGCGACTACCGCATCGAGCGCAGCGGTTCGGGCATCGACACCACCTACAGCATTACGCCGTTGGACCCCAACGACTTCGGCACCCAGGAGCTGCGCGACCCCGAGGTCGTCCGCCAGTTCTACGGCTACGGCCGCTCCTGGAAGGACGACGACCCCGAGCGCTTCTTGTTCTGCCCGCAGACCCTCGACGAGTGGGCCGAGTGGTTTTCGGGCGAGGAGCGCGCCCGCAAGCTGCTGGTGCCCGGTGAGCAGGGCGGCAGCGGCGGCCCCCTGACCGCCCCGTCGGCCGCCACCCCGCAGCTCAACGGCGGTGGCTTCGCCGCTCAGAGCACCGACGAGGCCCAGGCCGCCCCGGCGGTCGAGCCGCCGACCGACACCGACTTCCCCAGCCTGCGCGAGCGGCTGCTCGCCAAGCGCTGAGCGGAAGGCCCCGGCTAGCCTGACCGGCCGGGGCCCCAAGGCCGACCGGCCGGACCGTGAGCCCGACGGACATGACGGTCCGGCCGGTCGGTTCACCTCACCGAGCGGCACGATTCCCACGGGGAATC